ATCTCACCCATGCCACGGGAATCGAGACGACATGGCGAGCCCGAAAGACCTAGGAGCGGTGGGTTGCCTGCGGCCTCGATCACCTTCTTGTAGGTGTCGGCGATAGCCAGGTGGCACTCATCGACGATGATCAGACCAGGCTTGCGAGCCACCGGCCGGCGGACAGCGGTCTGCACAGAGACGATCTGCACCGGCTTGAACGGGTTGCGAGGCATGCCGGCCATGATGAAGCCGTGCGGGATGTCGGCAGCTTGGAGGCGGCGAGCGGTGTCGTCGAGGATCTCGCGCAGGTGCGCAAGAAACCACACGTCGTTTCCACGCTTAATTGCTGACTTAATGATCTCAGCAGCAGTGTGAGTTTTCCCAAAACCGGTGCTTGCAACTAGGAGCACGCGCTTGTGTCCAGCGGCGTAGGCCGCCCGAACGTCTTGGATGGCTTTCTGTTGACGGGGTCTGAGCATGGTCTTGACCTAACTGGTCTGCAAGGGATAAATCAAAAAACCAAGCAATAATAAGCACTTAGTCGGGAATTCCCGTGAAGTGCGAAGAAATGCGACAAGGAGCGATGAAGGTGCGGGAAACAGCGGTAAGCTTTTGTCCACAGACGCAAGTTAAGCCTATGGGGCTGACCAACGCGGAGTACCACGCGAGACCCGAGATCTCGAAAAGCGGGCTGGATCTGATCCGGCGTTCGCCGCTGCACTACTGGAACCGCTACCTCAATCCGAACCGGATCGTTGAGCCACCGACTGCTGCGATGGTGATCGGTTCGGCGCTGCATGCACGGGTGCTGGAGCCGCATCTATTCGACGACGAATACGTGGTCGCGCCGGAGGGCATCGATCGCCGCACCAAGGAGGGCAAGCTGCGGTGGGCGGATTTCGAGGCCGAGGCCGAGGGCAAGACGGTGCTCAAGTCCGAGGATGCTGCCCAGATCGAGGCGATGGCTAAGGCGGTGCATCGCCACCCCGCAGCCAGCACGATCCTGCGACTGCCTGGTAAATGCGAGCAGTCTTACTTTTGGACTGACGAGACTACTGGTGTTGCCTGCAAGTGCCGGCCGGACTGGCACAGCGATAACCGAAAGTTAATTGCCGATGTCAAAACGACAGATGACGCAAGTCCTCGCAGCTTCATTCGTTCGGTAATCAAGTATCGCTACCACGTGCAGGCAGCGTTTTACAGTCAAGGCATTGGCGCAGAAGAGTTTCTGTTCATCGCAGTCGAAAAGAAACCGCCTTACTGCGTCGCGGTGTACGCAACGCCACCAGAACTGCTCGAACGTGGTTCACGGGATGCATTACAAGACCTGCGACTCCTTGCCGCATGCAAGGAAGAAAACAAGTGGCCGGGCTACGGCGACGAAATACAGTCGCTAGTAGTTCCCGACTGGCTTCAAGAAGATCAGTCTGACTCCATCACTGAAATCGAAGGTTTCTAATGACAAACGAAAAAAATGCGCTGGTCGTAACCCAGCCGAGTGACGGTGTGTTCACTGGGATTCAACAATTTGAAAATGCCCAGAGAATAGGCAAGGCGCTTTCTTCATCAGCGCTGGTGCCCAAGGAATACCAAGGACAACAGGGCCTGGCCAACACGTTGGTGGCGATGGAGATCGCTGGCCGCATGGGACTCAGCCCCTTGCAGGTGATGCAGAACCTTCACATCATCCATGGACGCCCTAGCTGGTCGTCGCAGTTCATCATCGCGATGATCAATGGGTGCGGGAGGTTCTCGCCGTTGGACTACAACGTCAGCGGCGAAGGGGACAGTCTCAGTTGTTTTGCCTATGCCACAGAGCTTGCCACCGGCAAGGAGCTGAAGGGTCCGGTTGTGACCATGGCAATGGCGAAGCGCGAAGGATGGGCGACGAAGTCTGGCTCAAAATGGCAAACGATGCCGGACTTGATGTGCAGGTACAGAGCAGCTGCCTTCTGGGGCCGTCTTTACGTGCCGGAGTTCTTGGTTGGGATGAAGACGCAGGAGGAAGTCGTTGATATTGAAGAGGTGCAGGTAACAGAGCAAACCACCATCGTGAATGACCTGAACAAAAAAATTCAGCAAGAAACTGAACCACAAGAGGCAACGGATGATTCAGTCTGGTGAGACGTACTTGACCCCACGTGAGCTGGCTGAGCGCTGGCGTAATGTCGTCAGCCTGAGCACGCTAGACAACTGGCGATCTCAGCAACGTGGTCCGCGCTGGTTCAAAGCCGGCGGTCGAGTGCTCTATCCAATCCACGAAATCGTTCAATTCGAGCAGCGCAACATGCGCGGCTTCCCCAATACCCCACGACCAGAGAAATGAACCGCATCACTGCTGAACAGGCGCTCGCTCAGGTTGGTCGTCGATCGATGACCGCGCCCCTGCGTGCCGAGATCCTTGATCTTGAGCCTGGCGAAGCCATCGAAGTCGGGTTTGACGAGTACAAGCCCGGAACGATCACCCAGGTGGTGGGCAACTTGAGCCGCCGTGAGCTGAGCCGCCGTTACTCGGTGCGCAAGCGTCGCGACGGCCTCGGCTGCTTCATCATCTGCAAACCCACTGAGAACTGAATCATGTTCAACGGAACACTCACCGGCAATCTCGGCCGCGACCCTGACTTCCAGACCACGCAGTCTGGCCAGATGGTCGCCAAGTTCTCCCTGGCTGTCCGCCAACCGAAGAAGGACGCTCCGGCGTTCTGGGTGAAGGTGGAAGTCTGGGGTAAGCAAGCCGAGTATGTGGCCAACTACCTGAAGAAGGGCAACAGCGTCTGCGTCACCGGCCAGGTGGCGGAGGAGAGCTGGAACGACAAGAACACCGGCGAGCTGAAGAAGGCCGTGGTGATTCGGAACGCTTCGGTGGAGAGCTGGCAGGCTCGCTCCGAGGAGGCCGCTCCTGTGCCGCTGCCGATGCAGCAGCAGCCCGCTCCGGTCCAGCGACAGGCAGCGCCGGCACCTGCCTACGACGACGAGATCCCGTTCTGATGGACGAGCGGCTGGCATGGATTGCTGATCTGCGCCAGCGGCACCGGCCTGAGACTGTCCTGACGCTGCTCCAGCTTCACGCACTCGGGCCGGGGCTCTACACCAGCGAGGAGCTGACAAGACTGCTAGGCATCACCGCAAGTGTGATCCAGGCGTCGCTTGCCCGGCTGCAATGCACCGGGCTGCTGCGCTACCAGGGCTGGCCGAAAAAAGGCCGGCTGGTCTGGTGGGTGGCTGACTGGAACAACCTGCGGCCGGATCCTGCGACGCAATTTCCACGCTGGGTGCTACGTGCCAATGCGGTGCGTCAGGTAGAGGTGCTGCTGGGCAAGGAGAGCGAGGCAGCCGAAAGGCTGGGCATCGACAAGAATTCACTACGCAACTTCCTGAGCCGGCGGACGGGCTGCTACCGACTGCTGAGCAAATGGAGCATCGAAATCGACCCTGTGCAATTCGTAACGCAATGACTTTGATTTTTCCGAGCCGTGAGCTCGACCGCCAGATCACGCTGCCGCAGGTGTGGGAGATGGATCTGGACGACGCCCGGCAGTTCCATGTGGAGCTGACACTGAGCGTCCAGAGCCTGGATGATGCGATCCGCGAGGCACAACGCCTTGAGAATGATGCCGGCATCCCGTTCGATCGAAACTGGATGCACAAGGCGCGGAAGAAGCGCCGGATCACGATCATGTTTGCCAGTGAGACGAAGCGCCGGCTGCTGCGGCTGGAGGGGCTTGAGGGCGCTGATGTGCGCCGCAAGCGCTCGGCCTACGAGATGCAGCGCGACAAGTTTTTGATCATCCGCAACGACCGCCTCCGGGAGCTACTGAAGGAGGAGATGGGGCCTGGTGTGCTCGAGGAGATCGAGTGCGAGGCGCACGAGGAAGCGGAGGAGCTGTTCAAGGCATGGCTGGAGAAAGAAGGGCACCAGCCGGTTTATGTGACGTGAAGTTTTACAACAGAGTCCGGCCGTTTTGGTGCCGAACTTGCTTTGATAGGCGCGTCCCACACAGGAGGACTTGATGACACCCCTTGAAATCGTCGGCGCTGTGGCGCTCGGCACTGTTGCTGGCCAGTTAATTACATGGCTGTTCAGTCGTCCCAAGCACAACCTTGAACTGGAGCAGCGAATGGTGCGCGGCGCCTTTGAGGCCGGCATCCTTGCTGCTGCTGACATGGCAACCATCGAAGGACATGAAGAACTCGCTGGAAACATGCGAAAGGCTGTCGCCAACGTGCGGAGCAGCCGTGACAGTTGATCAGCAGCTGGCCACCGTGCGCCAGATCAAGGAGGTGCGGCGGATGCTGCGCCGGCATGAACTGATGCTGATCGCCATCGTCGCAATTCAGCTCATCAATCTCATCGTTGGACTCTCGAAACTATGAAAGGCGAACCGATCACATTCCAGTGGCATGAACATCCCACTGGCAGCTTCGGGCCTGGTGTCAGCCGGCCAGCTGAACCAAAGCGGGCTAAGCCGTTTGTGCTTCACGTGAAGCATGGCAAGTCAAGGGCGATGAAGGTCACGTTGATGGCCGAAAACAAGCAGCTGGCGGTGCGCTATGCGACCAACCGCTGGCCTGGCGCTGAGGTGGAGGTGGCGGCGTGACCGAACCACCCCTCGAGCTCGTCGAACACTGGGTTGAAGATGCCATCGACATGGTGCATGAAGGCGTAATCTCTCCCGAGACAATCCCCTTCCACGTCGCTTATCTTGCGGCTGAGTGGGGGCTCAATCAACCAAAGCAATGAAGACACCCGAAAAACTTTGCCAACCCTGCGGCCGCAAACTCGGCGGCTTCTACATCGACGAACGCTTCGTCGGCCCGGCGACGCACATTGCCACCTACACGCTGCGCTGCTGTGATGTGTGCGGCAAGAAGACCGCCGTAGGCAACCTGAACGAATTCGGCGGTCTCAAGAAGGACTGGACCTATTACCTGCATGGGCGATGACCTACCCACAAAACCGCCTGCGTGAGATCTACCGCGAGCAGATGTCGCCACCGGTGACGCCGGATGTGGTGACGCTGATCCGCTGGTGCAATCGCATCGAGACTCTGGCGCAGTTCAATGTCGCTCGCCGCAGCTGGACCTACGAACAAGCCGGCACGCTGGTGGATGAAGTGAACGAGCTGATGCGGCTGTGGCGCGACGAGATGCCGACGTTTGTGGTGGAGATACCGCAGCCCGATGGCACGGTGCTTAGCCGGCACGTCCAGGCGCCGACCTACGAGCAAGCGATTCAGCTGTTTGAGTGATCCATCAGCAGGAGCTCCAGGCGGGCGATTTCGTTAACCGCCCTCTGGAGCTGAAACTGCTGCTGACAGCACAGCCTGTAAAGCATGGCCGTGCGTGGATTTTCCTTGCGTGCGACGGTTTCGATCGCCCACTTTTCCTCTGTACTCATTTCCGCTTGAAGCCAGCTACCAAATTGCATGGATTCCAACAGCAGCGATTCTTCAACGGTAGGCACGCCTGTCTGTGAACACAACAACCGATTTGTTCGTGAAAGCAGGCCACGCCTTGATGGGTTGGTGCGGCGCCGGTGGCAATGCAACGACTGCTGCGAGCGCTGGACGACGATCGGGCCTGATCGCAAGCCACCACGAAAGCGCAAGCCGGGCCGTCTGGCACCGAAAAAGCTGACCGTGGAGCAGGTCCGACGTGCGCTTACCGATCAGCAGATCTCTGACGTGAAGCTGTCGCGGGAGCTTGGTGTCAGCCGCCAGGCGATCAGCCAGATCCGGCGTGGCATCAGTTGGGCCAGTGCGTTCCCGGAGCTGCCGCGGCGGCCATGGAGCGACTGCTCGCAGTGCCGGCATTGGAGTGGCACTGAGTGTGGAATCGGCTTCCCGGATCCACTGGAGGAGGGCACCAGTTTCGCCGGCGACTGCGACCTTTACGAAGTGTGACAACTCGCACCCACCGCTCGGCGGCACCCGGCATCATTGACTTGTCCACCACATCAGACATGAAACGCCTGCTGATTTTCTTGATCCCCGTGGCCACGATCGCGCTGATCGTCCACGAACACGCGGTCAGCTGTCGCGTCGCTCACCATCCTGCTGCCGGGCCTTTCCCCGTTTGCGAATGACAGAACGCCACTATCACTTCACCATTCCCCAGTCGAACGTCTTCGACTACGTCACCGCCGCCAGTTTCACCGATGCCAAAGCCAAAGCCTTCGATGAATACGGCCCCTGGTGGAACCTCATCGAGTGGCTCGACCCGGAAGATGACACTCCAGCAGGCGCTTGAGCCCTGGATGACTCTCCGCGAAGACATCGACTGGAACAGCTGCCCAGACAAGATCTGGGACCAACTGCTTGACCATGCACCCAAGGTCGCTGCGATCAGCCGGTTCTGGTTCCTGAAAGGCATCCATCGCGCTATTGCCGAGATGGAGCGCCAGATCGACGGCCGCCCGATGTGGCAGACCCGCCAAGAACTTATCGATCACCTCAACTCGATCAATGCACCCGACTGAAGATGATTTCCGGCTGATCCCGGAAACACTGCGCTACATGCGCACCCGCACCATCAACGCCCTGCTGCAGGGCGGCTACTTCACTGCTGAGCAGATCATGTTGGCCACGACGGCCGATCTGATGAAGCTCAAGAACTTCGGCGTTCAGTCGCTCGGCGAGGTTGCCGAGTGGCGTGATGCGCTGATGCAGCCTGACCCTGAGCTGTACCGCGAGACCCACCAGGCCGTGACCAAAGCGCTGGATGAATGCGGCAGTTGCATGGCTGACCAGGAGGCTGTGGCTGCGATGCGCGTGATCTGGAACCGCATTGCCCGCGGGTCGTTCACAGCGGCCAGGATCCGGCAGATGTTGGTGGCGCCGGAGGTGGAGGCGTGACCCTCGAAACCGCCATCTTCCTAGCCTGCGGCTACTGGCTGCTCTGCATCGCGGCCATCTGTCTCTGCAAGAAAATCCTTCCCTGATGCCCGGCTTCTACAGCATCCGCCTCACCCGCCCAGACGGCACCACCAGCCTCTGGCAGACGTGGGCTGTCACCGCCACCAACGCCCACTGGATCGCCGCAGAACTTCACCCCGGCTGCCAGGTCGAAGTCCTTGGCTTGGCCCCAGAATGGTGATTCACTCTGAGCAGGGCGTCTGGAAGGGCCAGAACCACCCCTGCTATGGCGTCCACCCCGTCGATCGCGGCCTCGGCATGGTCTTCCAGCCTTGGTGCTTCGACGGCAGCTACGTCACCTGGGGTCCGTCCTACGACACCCACTCAGAGGCTCTCGCACACGCTCGCTTGCTTGCTGGACACGATGTTTGACTGCCACCCCGCTACCGAACAGCCCAAGGCCGAATTCCTCGAGTACCTCTATGAGCAGTCCGGCCGCTCGAACTTGCCTAGCGGCCACCCGCTGCACCAGACCTACACCGGCCTCTGGCAGGAGTTTCAGCGCAACAGCGCCGAAGAGGCTCGCGCTGCCTGGTGGGCTGCCCAGCAATTCGACCCCGCGGAATTTGATCGATGATCATCGGCCTCTACAGCCCGGCACCGCAGTCCGGCAAGACCTTTGTTGCAACCGTTCTCACGCACCACTGCTTCCAGCCGGTCAGTTTTGCTGAGCCGCTCAAACGGATGGCGGCGTCGTTCTTGGTCAGCCTCGGCTATCGCGAAGACCATGCCCTGAAGCTGGTCTGGACTGACAAGGGCTACGTCGTGCCCGAGCTCGGCTGCAGTGTCCGCCGGATCCTTCAGACGCTCGGCACCGAGTGGGGTCGGGAGCAGATCGGTGCAGATACCTGGGTGCAGTGTTGGCATGCCCGCGCCAGCCGTCACGACAATGTCGTGACAGACGACGTGCGCTTCCTGAACGAGGCTTTGGCAGTCAAAGCTGCCGGCGGCCAGCTGTGGAAGATCGTACGGCGATCTGCCGTACACGACGGGCAACACGTTTCGGAAGGCGGCCTAGACGATTGGGACGGATTTGATGTTGTCATCGATAATGACGGCAGCATTGAAGAATTTCGTCGCAAGATCGACGCAGCCCTTGGATGGCCCAGAAGCGATACCACGCCGGCCGAATGATCCTCCATCAGGAGGCTGGCATTTGGTATCTACGCATCAGGCTCGGGTCGACAGCTGAGCAGCAGCTGAAGACCTGCCTTGAGACATCCGACGTGAACGAAGCGGTGTTCAAGGCGGAGCGGATCTACTTCGACTTCCGCCGCAAGCACCAGAAGAACGCCAAGGATCGCCCGATGTGCTGGCAGTGCATCCACTGGCTGCCAGTGAACGCTGACTGTGACTTCGGCTGGCCCGAGGCTCGCCAGACTGGTGGAAGGTTCGCTGCCCAGTGCTCGGTCTTCAAGTCATGCCCAACCCGATAGTGATCAGCCGTCACGAGCGGGACGGCGGCTACATCGAGACGCTCGAACCAGAGCGCGGCGGCGAGCTGTACTATCGCAGCTGCGCCAAGGGCTACTGCCGCTACAGCTCCGACCTATGGCAGGCCGAAATTTACCTAGATCATCTACTTGCACGATGAATCGCTACTTTCGGAAACGCTCCTCCGACGATGCTTTTTACCGCAGCATGGCCAACCGCCCGCTGCCGAAAAACAAGACCTCACGCTTTCGCGGCGTACAGAAAAACAACAATCCCAAGAAGCCCTATCGGGTCAGCTTTTCGTTCAACCGCCGGCGCTACTACATCGGTGCTTTTGCCGATGAACTGGAAGCTGCCCGCGCCTACAACGAAGCAGTGCTCAGGGTGATTGGCGATGAGTCAATCCTGAACGATCTACCGCCGGGTTAGGCTGGCCCAGGAGCGTAGCCCAAGCAGAGGCAGCCAGGACAACTGGAACTCAGTGGCGGTTCAAGTCCGCCCGCTCCCCTGAAATAGGTGGCAGGTGACGCCGACTCACGCATCCGCACGCCTCACCGCTGCCTGCCACAGCGGACATCCCACTACCTTGCGGCAAATGGACCATCACTCTATGGGCTGCGAAACCCATTCGTGGATGATCTGGGCTCTGATCTCAGAAAAAAACGGCTGAGACTCGAACCACGGCAGCCAGTCGTGATGCTGCTTGTGGGCGTTGCACGCAAGACAGGCTGGCACTAGGTTCTGGCGGTCGGTGGAGCCGCCCTTGGCCTTGGGAATGACGTGATCGAGCGTCGCCGAGCGGCCCAGCGGCTCTGAACAATATGCGCACTTGTAATCCCATCTCAGCAGGATCTGGTCACGAAACCTGAGCTTCGCCTCCTTCCTCGGGATCAGCTCCGTATCCGAGATCTGGTGATCCACCTGATTCCTGGGGTAAGGGAAAGGCATCCAGCTCAATGTCGACGATATGCTCGTCGCTCGGGATGAACTCGGAGATCCGGGCGTAGGTGTCCTCGAGGAACTCCTCGATCGACTCCACGTCGGAATGCACCACGACCTTGGCGCTCACTTCGAGGAGGTAGGCCGCCATGGGCGCCACCGGGACAAGGTCTCTGCAAACGGTAGCCAGAGGCACCGCGAGCCAAGGTTTTCTTTGGGATCACTGCGGGTTTGGAGTTGCGCGAATAGTGCGCGAACGGCCGCTGCGGCTGGGCAAGCGCCGTAACTTAATCTTTGTTAAGTTATTGATCGCATTAGTGTTTTATGGTGAGCGCTGTGGGGGTCGAACCCACGACCTACTGATTAAAAGTCTCTTTCGCACGTCTCACGCAACTTCACGGAATCTCATCAAGTATCTGAATAAACAGCATTTATTGGGATTGCTTTTGCCCACTGATTCGCGCAAGTTACCGCAAATTCGCGCAAATCTGCGCGAATAGTGCGCGAATGGAGGGACGTATGAAACGCGAGTGGAAGCCAGACTCAAAGGTCACCGGACTGGGCCTGTTGGTGCTGCCGAGCGGTGTCGAAACGTGGTATCTGCGCTACCGCGAACCGAGCGGCAAACAGCAGCATCACAAGATCGGCCGGGCTGACATTCTCAACCGCACGCTGGCCCGCGAGGAGGCGCACAAGATCCTTGCCGCCGTGGCGCGTGGGCATGCACCCACCAGCGCCCGCCAGGAACTGCGCCGCGGCCCCGACATGGCTGATCTGTACCAGCGCTTGCTGGCCGAGCACTACCCGAAGCTCCGGCCGGGCACGGCGAAGAACTACCAGAGCATCTGGCAGGTCCACATCATCCCGAAGCTGGGGCGACAGAAGGTGCAGGTGGTCACAAGCGCCGAGGTGATGCGTCTGCTGTCGCGCATCCGGCCGATCCAAGCCAACCGGACGCTGGCGGTGCTGCGCAAGGCGTTCAACCTGTCGATCCTGTGGGGCCTGCGGGCGGACAACCCCTGCGCCAAGGTGCCGGCCAACACCGAGCGCAAGCGGAGGCGTTACCTGTCAGGCGAAGAGCGACAGCGGCTGGTGGCCGCACTGGACGCGATAGCCACCTCGCCATTGCGCTGGCGGTTCGCTCAGCTGATACGGCTGCTGATGCTGACGGGGTGCCGCGTGAGTGAAATCTGCCGCGCTAGATGGGAGTGGTTCGACGAGAAAACAGGCGTGATCGCGATACCCGCCGACAGTCACAAGACTGGCAATCGCACTGGCCAAAAGCGTGTAGTGCATATTCCTCCTGCAGGAATTCTCATTTTGAGAGAATTGAGACTCAAATCAAATACACAATGGATTATCGCAGGGCAGGACGATGGCTATCTGGTGGGGTATCAGAACCTATGGGAAGAGCTGATGGTCCTTGCCGACATCAAGAACCTGAAGGTGCATGACCTGCGGCACCACTGGGCGTCGGTGGCGATCACCAAGGTTGGCCTGACGCTGCCGCAGGTCGGCAATCTGCTCGGCCATGCCAGCCCGCTGACCACCAACCGCTACGCGCACCTACTCGAGGATGGAGCGCAAGCGATGGCGAGGGCTGTGGCTGATCAGATCTAGTCTTCGTCGTCCTCAGCCGCCGGCCCGACCATGTAGGCCGGCTTGCCGTTTTCGCTGAGCAGTGGCTGCGCGAGCTCGTCGCAGATCATTTGGTACAGCTTCACGTACGCCATCATCTCTTTGAAATGGGCAGCGAGAGCGTTGTACTCGCTCTCGCCGACGATGCCGATCGCGTCGGGGTCTGCGTAGACGAGGAACATCATGGCCGCATCTTGGATGCGACCCTCGCGAAACAGCTCATAAGCAGTCTCAAGCCCCTCGTCGAATGTGACCGTGCCGTCGCGAGAGGCGAATCTCATGACCCGAAGGCTGCTTCTCCGATTATGGGAAACTGCTCAAGGAAGATACCTTTGATCGCCTCAGCGATCTGCCGGTGCTCGAGCTGGGTGCCGGCCTCGGTGCGCACGTCGATGTAGTGCAGCCAGCTGCGCAGCGTGCCGTGCATATAGAGAGTGGTGGGCGTGCAGAGCGGCAGGATCCGGCGAGCGGTCTCCTTGGCGATGCCTTCGTGCAGCATGTCATCGTATAAGCGAAACGAGTCCATCATCAGCACGCACATTCTTCGCTCCATCTCGGAGCACAGGTTGTCCGGGAGATCGTCGATGCTGTTTTGCCGGTTGACGGCATCTTGGCGCCTAAGTGCTGGAATTTCCGCCATGCCGGTTTTCGCATAGCGAGTGCTGAACTCCTGGAAGCTGAAGCTCCGGTGCCGCAGGATCTGAGCGGCGATGTCGCGCTCAGTATCGATCTGGACGCACATCGATGCCATCTCGAACGGCGACCAATGCCGGTGCTTGATCAGGTAGCGGAGCAGCTTGGGGCCGGTCGCTTCGTTGTCTTGATTGGCCGGGTTGCTGACGCGGGCCATCTTGACGATGAGCCGCTCAGCGTCCGGCGTGCAGTGAATCAGTTCGACTCCCATGACGGCATCACCTGCTTGTGGTTGTTGTAATGGCCGACGGCGGCATAAGAGATATCCGGGATCCCGGCCATCAGCATGAACACCATCTGGCCGATCTTCTTGCCGGGCCAAAGCTTCAACGGCCGCAGCCGGCGGGCGTTGGTGAGCTCCAGCGTCAGCTTGGAGCCGTTCCATTGCGGGTCGGCGAAGCCGGCGTGGCTGTGCTCTAGACCTTCTCGAGCGCGACTCGACTTGAGAAAGAGGAACCCGGCCACGTCATCGGGCATGTTGAATGTCTCCCAGGTCTCGGCGAGAATCCACTGGCCAGGCTTGAGCAGGTAGGGGTTGTTCTCGTCGCAGTCGCTGATGTCGACGCGAATCAGCTCATCGGTAGTGGCGCTCTCGATCATGATCTCGTTGCCGAGGAGCAGATCGTAGGAGGCGGGGTTGAGCTGATCGAGATCAAACGGAACGATCATCCGCTCCTCTTCGCAGAAGCGCTTGATTTCGCGGTCGTGAAGGATCATGCGGGTCGCAGGTGATGCCCCAAGATACGGGCCGCCGGGCCCAAGTCTCGGTTCAGTCGCAAAACGTCACTTTGAGACCAGCACCGCCCAGCCAGTGCCGGGGCCTTCCACTTCCCACCGGCGCAGCCAGTTCTTGCGGCTGTAGCCGATGCTGGCGCCCTTGGCGTTGAGGTAGCCGCCGTTGATCATGTCGCACTCGCCGTATGGATCGTTGTGGACGATCTGTGTCGGGTTGAAGCCGATCGCCACGGTCCAATGCCCACCACCCGATGGTGCCGCGGCTGTGCCATGGTGCAGCCAGCCAACGGCAACGGGCCGGCCAGCGCGGATCTCGGCCTCAAGTTGTGCGACGGAGCACTTCTGAATGAAACGTGCATTCAGCCCCAAAGACTGCAGAGTCTTGACCTGCGCGAGTGGCTCGGTGGTGTCTCCGAATTTCGCACGAGCAGTGTTGTACTCGTCGTCGGTTTTGACCTTGCCGTAGAAGGCTGCAATCATGGCGCAGCTCGACGAGAAGCACTCGCGATAGCCCTGACCGGACTGGTTATCGCGCTGGCTGAAGTAGGGCACAGCAAGACGTACCGGCTCCTCCGGCATCTCGTCCATATCCTGCAGCCAGAGATCACCTTCAGCCTTGCGGCGGCGCTTCAGGCCGGCTTCGACGTTAGTGCCAGGGTTGCGGTAGAGCAGCATTGCTGCGGGCACATCCTTCCAGCGCCGGTCACGCAATGCACCGTTGATGGTCTTGAAACCCTCGGTGCCGTAGAAGCCTGAGCCGAGGTTGTAAGCAAAGGAGATCAGGGCTGATTTCTGGTTGTCGCCCATCTCTTTCCAGAAGGGCACGGTGCTGTTCAGCTTGGCGGCGATCCGATCGACTTCCTGCCGCAGCAGCATGTCGACCTCAATGGCGTTCAGCTTGTCGCCTTTCTGCACCTTGCGGCCGTCGCCGTAGCGAGTGGTGCCGTAGCCAATCGTGGCCACGTCCCACCCGTGCAGCGGGTCTGGGTACGCCTCAAGGTGACAGCCCTCGAACGACTTGATCAAAGCCAAGGCCGGCGCCAGGTCGGACTGCTTGCCGTCCTGGCTCCACGTGGCAAACCACGGCCGATCGCGACGCATGGCGTCGTCGTAGCCGTTTTCACGCAGATCAACCTCCAATTCAGCGATAGCGCCGGCTTGGTGGGGGAGATTCCGCCAGTAGCGGAATAGCTGCTCAAGGCTGATCGGGGCGGTGTTGCTCACTCTCGGCTCCAAGGCGACTTGATCTCCATCGCACCACCAAGCAGCCGGCTATCGCCGGTCTGCAGCTCGTCGCCGATCGGATGGTGCTCGATCACCGGGGCTGGCATGCTGGGTGGCTGGGTTGCATGCCAGTCCTCGATAGCGCGATCGAGCCGTGGGCCGATCGTCAGCGCTTTGGGAATGCAAGGCGCAGGAACTGCAGGATCAGCTGGATGATGCTGTTGGCACGCAGTGGGCTGAGGGCGATTGCCTCAGACAGCGCAGCAACGCCGATCGCAATGATGGCGGCAGTGGTGGGATCCATACCGAGAACCATGAGGTTTCTCCAAGGCTAGCCCTGCTTGCCGCTTAAAACAGCAGCAGTGGGCCTGATGTTGAGCTGGAAGTGCTGGCCAACGAAGGAGAATACCGGGGGTAAGACCAAGCTGGCGACGACGGCCAGGATGACCACCTGACCCATGCGGGTTTCAAGAGTACCGATCCGCTTAAAAATGTCTTTCTTTTCGTCGTTGTCCCTATCCCGGTGAAGGATGAGGGCAGACATCATGCCCTTGAGCTCACCGAGCTCACGGTAGATGTCATTGTGTGACACCTCGCGCTCCATGCCCCTTCCTTCGACTGAACGATGCTACCGAGGCAGCTCGCTGTCGAAAGGATCGCGACCAGTGGCTAGGATCGCAAGAGCCCGGCGATAGTAGTGGTTGTCGGTTTTTCCCGCCCGCTCTAGCGCTTCCTTGACTTTGCGCCAATTTTCGCGGGTTTGGGCGTCCATTACCGACCTTGCCCGCGTAGTGGCTTGCGACCACGCCGCCGCGGCCGGCTGTGCTGGCCGTGCCCTTGGCGGGTGGTCTTGGGAGGCCCCGGCTGATGCTCAACGCGAGCGGTGCCAGTTTTGCTGCGGACTGCCATCAGGATTCGAGAGCGGCTTTGATTTCATCAGGCGTGGCAGCTGCGTCGATGGCCGCCTGGATACCGGCGTAGCGGTCGCGGATCTCCTGGCGGGCCTCCTCGGCGGCGGCAGCATCAGCGCCAGGAATCTGCTTGGCGATCACCTCATCGTGCGGCGCGAACTCCTCGGCACGCTTGGCACGGCGCATGTCGTGGCCGATGGCACGGCAGCGGTCGATGTCGTGCTCAACGCAGCAGTCGCCCATTACCCAGGCACCACGGAAGGTGCGATCGGCTGGAACATCGTCGGTAGAGACGATCTCATAGAGAACGCCCTCAGGCACATCCTTGAGCGCCAGTTCGACGGACTCGGCGGGGATGATGACAGCAACGGTGCCATCGGGTTGAGAGTAGATGATGCGTTGCATGGTGATACCTCAGCGGAAGATGGCGACGTTATTGAAGTCATGATCAGTATTTGCACCCGCTGAACTATTGCACCTGAATTGCACGGCGATTGTAGTTCTTGCCGTAACCGCCGAGGTGTCCTGCACTGCGGTGTTGGCCGTGCCTCCAGTCGTAGTTGTCGTTCCCGTAGTGCCAATCATGACATAATTCGTATCTGCTAGAGCTGAGATCATGTTTAGCGTGAACAATCCAACTCCATTATCAGTAATGCTGCTCACGTTGTAGCTGGCGCGGATTGCCACGGTGCCGGTGCCGTTGAAATTGACCCAGGCGCGGCACAGCATGGGACCAATCACGCCGGGGCTGACCAGTTTGTTGTTGGCGTAGAAGGTAACTGGTTCGGTTCCAGTTAAACCAAGGTTGGGCGATGCCGCCGATGCTTGGCTCATCGTTACCGTGGTGCCAACAATCGTACTCACCGTGGTACCAGGAGCAATGCCCTCGCCAACGATGAACATGCCTGCGCTGACACCGGTAGCGGATCCAACAGTGAGGGTCGTGCTACCGGCTGTGTTAGTGCCGGTGGTTGTTACACCAGCCATGTCACTAGTACTGGCTAGAGCTGCTCCACCAACAGTTCCATCACTGTTAAGAACGATGTTGTTGCTGCCAGAGCTGGCGTTCTTGAGATTTGTGGCTGCGAGAGTGCTCATGGCTTAACTCCAGGTGCCTTGGGACGAGTTGCTGCCGGCGGCACCGATGGGCGTGAACCGGATGTAGCTACCGGCGACGGTGGAGTAGGCGCCACCAGGAGCTGCGCTAAGGGTGTATTGCGGGATGAAGGTGCCGCCTGCGTTGATGCTGACGGTGCCAGAAAGTTTGACCAGCCAGCAACGGGCGGCGCTTGTTGATGCAGCGCTGATGACGCTTGATGTTGCTGTTGTTAAAAAATTGATGGCGCCTGTCGCATAAGTCAAAGCCGTAAAAGTTGAGCTAGCATCGGTGGCTTGCAAGGCTTCATAGGCGACATTGTTGACGGTCGCGGTGCCGCCAAAACCAATAGCTAGAGTGTGCGATGTGGTTCCAGCGGTTTTTGTCATTCCGTATACTGCTTGAAACCCATAAACCGTACTAGCCGCCAACGTCACACCAACACCAAACACCGACTGTGCGCCAGTGGCGTTAGCGCCAGCAAGATCAGCGTTGAGGCGGTAGTAAAGCGCCCCCGCATCATTCACAAATGACAACGCACCGGCGCCATCAGTCATCATTGTTTGCCGAGCAGTCCCATTCCCCGTTGGCAGCACCAGCGTATTGTTTCCGGCCGATGCTGGTGCGTCGATCTCGGTGTAGCCAGAGGTGGAGCCGTTGAGTCTGAGAGTCATTGGGTTACCTCTGGTATCACCGGAAGATGGTCACGCACACAGTCGTCGGATCAAAGACCGCCGGGTTGCCGCTGTTTTGCGTTGTCGTTGTGATTTGCACAGAACCGGCAGCGATTGTTGCGACTTTGACGTTGGCGTATTGAGCTGCCGTGTTGAGAAGAGCAGTCCCCACCACGCTGTAGTTCGCATCAGCCATCGCTGTCGAGAAGGTGATGGTATATGTCCCAGTGCTGTTTCTGGTGACACCGATCACGTTGCCAGATGCGTTGATTGTGCCAGTGGCTCCAGCGAAGTTCACCCACGCCCTTGCGCCATAGATCGGCGCAGACCCGGATTGCGCACCATCCAGTTTCGGTGCGGTAATAGCACCACTTGCAATGTCTGCCGTTGCCACCGATCCATCCGGCAGCCCTCCGGCCGTCAACCCCGTGATGCTCCCTGTGCCGTCAATCGAAATGGGCATGATCCTTTCGGGTTAGACGATCACCCAGCTCGCGCCGGACGGAATTGTGACAGTGATGCCAGAGTTGACGGTAACGGGGCCAGCGCTCACGGCGTTCTTGCCACTGGTCAAAGTGTAGTTGGTCGTGACGGTCTGGCCATTCTCAATGAACACGTCATCAGAACCGCCACCCGTGGCACCACCGCCGATCTTGCCCCAGGCAGTGCCGTTGTAGCCCTCAAACTGCGTCAGGGTGCTGTTGAACCGAACAAAGCCGGTTGCTGCGGTCGGCCGCTGCGCTGTGGTGCCCTGCGGCAGTTGGATCGCACCCGTTGAAGAGCTGGTCGGGTTGCCGGAATAGCTGAACGAGGTGAGCGTGGCGGTGCCGGCGGTGAAGTCGCCGTTCGTGCCGCGAGCGATGATCGTGCCGGACGTGGTGCCGGTGCTGGTCGCGTTGCTGGTAACGGTTGGATCACCAGAAACGCCGTCTGCGTTGCTGACAGTCAGGCCGGTGCCCGACACAGCAATCGAGCGGCTGGCGACCGTGTCAGAGCCAGTGCGTGCGATCAGACCGTTCGTGGCCAGCGCACCGATTGCCGCCAGCTGGGCATTGCTCACCAGCTGCCAGGTGATCGCCGTGGAGCCGAGCGTGCCGCCGGTGGAGGTCTCGGACATCCAGAAGGTGTCGTCGTTGGTGGTGCCTTGCTCCACCGTCGTGTAGGCGCCCACCAGGTCCGCCCAAACATCGGCGTCAGTTCCCCTGGTAAGCACCCACGCCACAGAACCGGAGCCAACCGTGGTGACCGTGTAGATGCCGTTCTGGTTGGTGGTGGCTTGGTCTTTGACCAGCACGCGATCGTTCACCGACAGCGAAATGCCATCAATCGACAGCGAAGCAAGGGTGCCGGCGTTGGTCAGCGTGGTGCTGGTTGCCGTGACTGTCAGCGCTGCAGTGGTTGCAACACGACAAGCATCCTTTGCCGCCCGCGACTCAACCCAATGTTTCGAGGTGGCATGTAGCTCGGCCGTGGGATCGCCTGACAGGGAGATCGCCCCCGTCATGGTGCCGCCAGTCAGCAGCAGCGCGTCGTTGGCGATCTCAGCGTTGACGAACGCCGTGGTGGCGATCTGCGTCGTGTTGGTGCCAACCGACGCAGTGGGCGCCGCAGGCGTTCCCGTCAGCGTGGGGCTGGCCAGTGGTGCGTAGTTCTGCGCCTTAACGAAGGCCGTCGTGGCGACGTTGGTGTTGTTATCGCCGGTGGCTGGGGTTGTGGCTGTGGCTGCTGCCAGGCTCGTCGTGCCTGTAACGCCCAGTGTTCCGCCGATTGTGGCGTTGCCGGTGGTGCTGAGCGCAGTCAGTGCATAGGTTGCCGCCAGCTCACCCCATGCGCTGCCGGTCCATTTCTTCCAGCGTCCTGCGCTGCTGTCCCATCGGACGGTGCCAGTGGCGAGGTTGCTGCTGGTCGTGCCGTCGAACTGAAGGGCGAGGTCGGTGTCCCGATCCTTCAGCTGGTTCATGAAGTCGGTATAGGTGCTCGTGAGCACCGGGTTCGACCAGTTAGCCATTAGACCCCCCTCGCGCTCCAGCTAAAGCCGCCGCTCACCCGTGTGCCTGAGGTATTGAAGAGGAGCACCTTGAAGCTCGTGGGGTTTGGCGCGTCAACGAAATCATAGACCGCTATCACGCCAGTGGTAGAGGTCGGCGTGACCGTGATGCTCTGCACATCCACGAAAGCCACGTTGAAGTTCACGGTCGTCCCGCCGCTGTCACCACTATTTGCGGTTCCGGTGCCGGCGTCATTCCTGAGCTTGGAATCCAACCGGACGTTCAGGGCGGTCAGCAGGAGCAGGTCGTTGTTGCCTGAGCTGGTGAAGTCGTAGCGGATGCGGAAGTAGCGGAACTGCGTCGAGAACACCTCGCTCAGGCCGGCGTAGCTGGTCCACTTGATCCAGTTAACGTTGCCGCTGGTCGTGGCGCTGGCAGCCGTGACCGTGAAGCTGTTGGTCGCAGCGGTCGCCACCTCGTAGGTGCCATCGACTGCGGTGCCGCTGGTGAAGTCTAGGTAGACATAATCGCCCGCCACCAGACCGTGCGCCGTTGAGGTGACCGTGATGGTCGTGGTGGTCTGCGAGTAGGTGGCAGCTGTGCTGGTGGTGCCGCGTACGCGGATGGTCGGCGTGATGGTGGTCGAGCCGGCAACGGTGCTGCTGGTCAGCGTGGCGCTCACCTTGGTGCCAGCCAGCACTGTACCGTAATCAAACTCTTCCTCGTAGGCGGCCGTCGTGGTGGACGGCATCAGGTAGTAGGTGAAGCCAGCGTTGATCTGGTCCTGCGGGCTGGTGTAGCCGCGGCTGGTGAAGTGACCCTCCCAGGTCTCGGTTGTGTTGACGTTGACGATCTGGCCAAGCACCGAGTCGGTGTAGATGTTGGTCTCGGCTCCAGCCCAGGTGCTGTTCTGGTTGAGCTGCAGCACATAGTCCGGCGGCTGGTTGACGATCGCGCTGACGCTGCCAGGCGTGCCGTAGTTGCCAGCTGAGTCGATACCGGCCAGCCAGTAGGTGTAGGTGCCGGATTGCGTCTCGAAAACCGTGGTGAAGCCGCCCTGCTTGGTGCCGATCACCGTGCCGCCGGCCCAGCTTGCGCCCTTGCGCAGCTCGTAGCTCAAGATCGGCAGGGTCTGCGTGACATCGTTCCAGCGCAGTAGGACGTTGTTGTCGATCACCTGCTGCGTGATGGTCGGCGCTGACGGTACGGTCACGATCACATCGGTATCGTCCGGCGTGCCTTCGGTGCCGTTGACATCCACCGCTGCCAGCCAGAACTTCTGCGTGCCGCTCCAGTCGGCCTTCAGCGTGTAGGCGGTGCCATTGATAGTGGCAACCGTTGTCGCAGCACCCCATGTTGCGCCGCGCTTCAGCCGGTAATAGTCGGTATCGAGGGTGCCCTTGATAGCAGCCCAACTCAAAACAACGTTCTGGCCAGCAAAGCTTGACGACAGAGCAGGTGCTCCAGCCGCCAAAACGGAGATCACCGCAGATGCCTGAGTGCCGTAGTTGCCGTTCACATCACGCGCCACCACCCAGAAGGTCTGCGAGCCCGACCAGCTGGCTCTCAGCGTGTAGGTGGTGCCGGTGATGTTGGCTAGCACCGTCGCCGTGGCGAAGGTCACGCCTTGCCGGATCTCATAGCCCGAGGTGGGCAGGGTGCCCGCTACTGCAGTCCAGCTGAGCGTGGCGTCGGTGCCGCCGACTGTGGTGGTGATTGTCGTAGCACCTGCAGTGTTGATGGTGACGACTTCGCTGTCGGGCGATGCCGGGACCTTGCCCACTAAGTCGATCGGGGCAACCCAGAAGGTGCGAGCACCAGCCCAAGTGATCGGCACCTTGAAGCTGGTGCTCTGCGTGACTGCTAACTCTGTAGATGTGGCGTAGGTGCCGCCGTAGGAAACCCGGCAGTTAGCGATCTGATAGGTGGTTACGACTGGCGTGGTCCAGCTCAGCACCAGATCAGTGCCCTCGATTGTGCTGCTGATGATCGCCGGATTAGGAGGTGAGACGCTGACGGCAATGCTTGCGGCGTTAGCGCTGTAGACGCCCGAGGTGTCGATTGCCTTCACCAGATAGGTGTATGTGCCGTCATCCAGTGAACCCAACTTGTAGGTTGATGCCTTGACCTGTGTCACCAGCGTGGCGGTGCCCCAGTTGGTGCCACGGCGGATCTCATATTGGTCAACGTCGATGTCCGTGATTGAAGTCCATGTCAGCAGGATGCCGAGATCCTTGTCTGCCGTGTAGTTAAGGTTCGTGACATCACTAGGCGGCGCTGTCTTACCTAATGCCGCAATGCTGCCGGTCAGCGAGGTGGCGGATTGCTTGAAGGTGGCACTGAGCGAATAGACTTCAAAGTCAAATGTGCCAGGCGTGATGTCGTAAATCTCGTAGTCAGGCCCGGTTACGGTCTCAGTCGTCCAGTTCCCTTCATCCTTGCGCCAGCGGACGCGATACTGCGCGACACCATTGACCGGCTGCCAAGAGGTAATTACCTTGGCCCTGACCTGCCCTTGGTACTCATAGAGAGCTTCCGCAAACGCAAGATTACTTGGGGCAGCTGGTATTTGGTTAAGGTCTGTTACGTCACGAGGTTCAAGGGGAGCGCCGCGTTCGATGTAGTTATATTTGCTTGAGTTGTAAGCAAGCGCCGAAATGGCGTATTGCGCTTGATCCTGCTCCTGAACGCTGAGAACGCGCCAGGTACTTGTCTGCAGGGTGCTGTTTTCGTAGATCCAAACGCTGTTACTATTCGGCGCTGTTGTGAAAGGCGTGCTGACCGTGATGACATTGCCAGTCCGGCTTGTCATCACAGTTTTCTGTATTGAGCCGTTGCTTAGGATGACTGAGAGCGTGCCGCCTGATGTCGGAAGCCCAGTGGCATCATCGACGGTCACAGCAGTTGTCGTGGCGGACGTAATGCGACCACCACGACGAGAGCCAGCTCGTACCGGATCGCTGATCTGAATGATCTGTCCAGGGCGCACCAAGACGCCTGCGTCGATCGAAGCGGTGAAACTGACTACCTCAGACTCGTAGCGTTCTGAAAAGAGGAGCCACTCACCGATGCGGCTGGCCTGGCCACGAGATGTGCAGGCGAATGCTGAGACCTCGGTTTTGACGACGCCGTACTTGTCAATGCCGTCTGCGTCCTCGACCGACTCGTAGGCCATGTCGCGGGTGGCCATGTCAAAGTAGCTGACTACCGCAACTGTTGGCCGAGTCTTTTTGCTTGAGCCTGAATAGCTGAAGCCTTCCTCCGTTACGTTGGCAAGCGTGAACAGGTAAGCCGGATCAGATGGCTTGTCTTGGCTAACGGTGAGCGCACCAGTGCTCCAGTACGGCATGGCGCGGAACACCGAGCACATGTCGTTGATCAGCTTGTAAGCTTCTTCCTGCGTCTGGATGTTGACGTTGCAGCTGAAGCGAGGCTCCGTGCCGCCAAAGCCATCAGGCACCAGCTCTGAGGCGTACTGGCTGGCTGCGTAGAAGGCCCACTTGTCTAGGTTTGCAGCGTTGCCGTTAAACGATGCTTTTTCGGCGTCAGTAAGAATGTGGTCCCCAAAACCGTAGCGCGTTGAGGTCAGCAAATCCCACAGGATCCAAGCTGGGTCGCTGCACCATTGCGCTGCAGCAAACGTTCCATTCCAGACCCCGCTATAGATCAACCGCCCAGTAGTGGCGTCAACAGTGGCGTTGCTTGGGATGCGTACTTTAATACCTCTTATATGGTAACTGCGCTGTGGGATGCTACTGAATTGCTTTGCATCTGCCCGCAATGCTACTATGGCACTGTTTGGATAGTTTAGTTTTGCGTTGATGATTTCCGTGTATGAAGTCCAAGTGATGCTGTTTGCTTTCTTGGCGCTGGTGCTATCAGGTGTGATTCTGGTGACTTTGATGTCTACGGGGAAAGCGCCATTCAGGGCTAGCTGGTAGTCACGCTGAAAGAGGTCTGGAGTGCGTCCTGTAATCGTGGCATCTATAAAGCCGCTACCGGTGGTTGCATAGCCTCCACCGTTGTACTGCGCTTGAATCCAAAAGCGAACGCTTTCGCCAACGATGTCACCATCGTCCGTGACTCTTTGAAGAGCTGGGACTCCAATCGTGACTTTAACCGCAGTGACGTTGGTATCAGTAATAGTTCTAATAATGGGCTCGTCCTTTTCGACAGCGACATCGACTGACCTAATGTCCTCGACAGTGTTTGCCAGTCTCAGCTGCGGTTGGTTCTGATAGCCGGTTGCAACGCCCCATTGTACGTTTTTGAAGTTAAGTGTGCCGCCAATGCTGCGAATCGGCGTATTGTTGAGGTAGATAGATTTATCGCCATCCACAAGGCCCTGGATTTCTCCTTCGCTGATGAGATCTATGCCCTCTGCGTATTGCGTCGATTCGAGGTTGTCCTGAGCCTCATCAGGCGTGCCGCCGCCGCCACCGCCGCTACCTTTGCCGCCGCCGCCGCCGCTGCCAATTAGTAATGTCATGCCTTCACCCGAACAGTGTCAATGCCAGCGGAAATCACAATCGAACCCACTATCATCTCGCCGTAGACAATCGGGACCGGAACACCTTGGCGGCTGGTGTTTTGCACGCCGCTAAAACTGTAGGACTTTCGAGGATCCTTGATTGAATCGCTGCCGGAGGGCATTGTGGGGACAGGCGTGAGCAGTTGAGCCACGCCGCCGAGCGCCAAACTAACACCCACGCCTTGCAGGACAGTTAGCAAGCCAATGTTCTTGGCGAATGCTGCGCCGAAGATAGCCCCACCTCCTGCTGTGGCCAAAGTTGCAATCGCAAACAGTGCTACACCAGCGATAATCCGCGCCGTAGCACCAGCGCCAGCAACCACCGGCACAATCTTGATCTCCTGCTGTCCTGCAGGATGATGCAGCTCGTCTGCGCTCAGGTCGTAGTCACCGACGCTCACGCGATAGTGCTGATCCGCCATGTGCTTCTCCAGCTCCGGCCAGTTCGTCAGCAGAAACCGCACAGCCTCAGCAGCGGTTGCCACATCGGCTTCAAGCACGCGCCTGCCGATGAACTTGGCAAGCCTTCCATAGAGCCGGATCTTCCGCAGCATGGCCCGCTCTAACCTCCCGCCATTGTAGGCAGCTCAGGGTGGCGGAGCCTGCGCCCTGTGCATTTCATCAGCCAACCGCCGTAGAGATCACGGCTGCTCAGCCTGCCCCTGACGTGATGCAACAGCAGCTGGTCGCCCAGGTAGACGCCGCAGTGGTTGAGCCCGGTGCCGCTGATGTTCATCAGCATGAAGTCGCCGGGCTCCAGCTGCTCATCTTCCTCCAGCTCTCGGAAACCAGCTTCGCGCCAGCAGCCGTCGAACATCGGCTCCGCCTCGAATTGCTCCGGCGTCAGAGGCCGTTCCCAGTCGCGCAGCAGCAAACCGTGCTCGCCGTACCAGTCACGCGCCAGCGTCCAGCAGTCCGTTAGGCCCCATGCCCATTGCCGCCCGATCAGCGGCGCCTTGTAACCGGTTGGCAGCAGCTCGGCGCTCCACTGATCGGTCTTGGGGTTAACGATGAACCAAGGCAGGTCGCCGCGCTCGATCGCCACAAGGTCGGCCTGGCTCGGCTCAGGTGGCGTGATCGGATGGCTATGAACCACAGCCGCTATCTCGCCAGCGTCCTCTGCAGCTGCGTAGTCGTCTGGATTAAGAATGAATTGGTCGATGCCAGAGCATAGGTTGCGGCAGGGCCAGTAACGCTCGCGCCCTTTGACTACCACGACCAAACCGCAAGACTCACGCGGATCCTCGGCCTTGGCGTGCTCTAGTGCAGCATCACGCCAACTCATTGGTAATAGCTCCCAACGCCAGGAAAAGAGCCAAACGGAAGTAACTCGTTATTGCTGCGGAAGGAATAGTTCGGAGTAGCTATTTGAATTGTGTAAGTGGATGAGCCGGGGGAGGCTGGCATAAAATAGAGGGTGATTTTATCTGGTTGCGCGAAACCGCTGAAAGTCAATCCCGACGTGTTCGTGAGCGTGATCCGATTTAGCGATGCGTCTTTACTAGCAATGGTAGTATTGATTCCGTTAGCGCCGCGAACTCGCATTCCAACGCTAAGGCCAGTTACGTCAGTGAGCTGTAGCACAAGTCCAGGCAACGTCCATGCTGTCCTCTTGTACTGATAAGGCCGCTGATTGAGCGTCAATGTCGTGCCAGAGATCGAGGCAATAGTGGTATTCGCTGGCATGTAAAGGCCAGTGACGGTCATGCCAGCAATCAATCCCGCTGCGCTGGTGACGGTCATCGAACGGGCTGTCGCAGAGGCAGTGCCTGTTTTCGATAGAGAGGTGGTCGCTGTTGCAGCAGCGCTCATCACAACGACCGTTGCACTTGAAACGCTAGAAACAGTTGCGCCCGAAGGGATGCCAGGGCCGGTAATAGGAAAACCAGCGATAATCCCATCAGTATTGTTCAAAGTTAACGTGGTGCTGCCCGATGTGATAGTGCCAGTCTTTACGAGAGCGCCAAACCGCAGCTTGCAGCTGCTCAAACGCTTGCCGCAGAAATCAACAGCAGCAATGCCGCTTTTGCTCACGCCAGTTCCCCATGCACCAGCAGTCTTCGGTCCGTAGTACAGATTGTTTGTGGTGTCGTAGTAATACTGCCCATCTGTTCCGGTTCCCGCCGATGGGGCGCCACTACCAGTGCGGATCAGCTTGTCATCAGTCGTGTAGTAAACCGCCGCGCTATATCCACATTCTGCTGATCTGTATTCCCACTGACAGACGTTGGCGATACACTGACGCTTTGGAGCGCGGACACCAGCCAAGTCAAATGCTGCTGCCAGCTCGAACTCCACTACATCACGGTTCTCAGTCGTCTTGCGGTCGATGTAATAGACCTCGCGTGGAAACTCTGCGGTCGGATCCGGTGTGCCATACGGGTTCACCGCTCCAGGGAAGTTGGCGGCGTCGAGATACCGTGCCAGCGTGCGGATGCGCGTAACCTTCGCACCTTCCAATCCATCAGGCAGCGTCAGGAGAACTGCTGTGATCGTGCTGAGCAGGTTGGCGACGCGAATCTTCGGACGCGGCAGCTGACCGTTGCCGCTGTACTCGAAGCCATCTGCTTCAACTGGAAACCGAAGATAACTATTGCCAGCCCAGACCAGTTCGCCGTTGGCGTTCAGGTTGCTGCCAGCGTGAAAGCGGTAGACATCCGCTACGCCGTGCTGCTTGACGTTCAGCTCCAGTACAAACAGCTCGATCACAGAGCTGGGTGCAATGGCTTGTAGATCGGAGAATGGGACTGCCATTAGGGCTCAAACACCTCACGGAAGGTGGCCTGAATCTGGTTGTTGTTGCAGTTGCTCAGCGTGGTCTGCCACTTCTCGCAAACGTACTTGCCAGCGGTACCGCGTGGCGGTATCCAGTCGAATGACTCCACGCCGCCGCGTGCTTCTAGGAACACCAGGATGTCGTCGCGCTCGGTGTCGGTGCGGTTTGCGAACGTCAGACTCCACTCCTTTGGATCGGTGTGAAGGCCAAACCGCACGCGCTGCTCATACCCGTCCCCAGCCTGAAACTTCCGTACCCGAGGCTGGCTGCTCTCGGTTGCCTCAAAGCTTGGGACGTAGGTGAAGCTTGCCATGATTATGCCGCCAGCAGGCCGCCAGGCCGTTTCTGTCTGACCAATTCTGCCTGCACCGCCTGCGAGATTGCACGACCCAGTTGCTCGCCCTGACCGCTGTTGCCCTGCACACTGGTGCCTTTGGCGTCCACGTTCACGGTCACATTCGTGGCGCCACCGCCGCCAGCCACGCCCAGCTTGCCATCACGACCACGGCGCAGCGGGATGATCGCCTCGGGGCCGGCTTCGCCCATCAGGCCGGTGTTCATGTAGCCGCCGTTAGCGAACTTGAAGAGGGTGGGGCGGGTGACGATGCCGCCCATTGCGTAAGGCACGACGCCTTTGGTGTCGAAAACGTTGCCCTGGGCCGAAAGCAGGCTGGGCATGGAAAAGGCTCCCGGATTAAACCCGGCCTGCCCACTGCTGAACACCGACGCGCCAGACACCGGGCCAGCGCCCGAGAAGCCGCTAAACCCGCCACCGCCAACACCACCCCCAATCGCCCCGATCACCTGCATAATCGTGCGCAGGACGAGCTGCTGAATGATCATCCGCGCCGTGTCCTTGAGGATCGAAGCCGCGAACTCGCGGAAGTTGGCAGTGCCGGTGGTCACCAGGCTCACCAGAGCATCCTCGACACCCTTGATGCCGGTCTGCGCCAGCTGGGCTGTGGCCTCGCGCATTGTGCCGATCGAGTCGACGTACTGCTGGGCACCCTCGCGGATGCCGGCGCCGATGTTCATGTCTTGGCGGAAACGCATGGCGTCGCTGAACGCGATTTGAGCCGCAGTGGCTGCGTCGGTGCGATTCTTGAATTCTTCAAGCTGAGGATTCAGCGCGGCGATACCTTGGCTGTAGGCGTCTACCTGCGTCTTGGCGTTGATCGCTTCTTGCGTGTTGCCTTTGTTTGCCGCCTCAAGCTCTTGTAGCTTTGCTTTCGCCGCGTCCAGCAAGGTCTGCAAAGTCGCGAGGCTCTGGCTGTTCTGCTGAACTGCCTCAGCCTTTTTGACCTCGCTATCAATAATCTCGGGACGAACGCCCTCCAACTGAAGCCGGTTCCTTAACGCGGTAATTGCAGCGCTGTCTTTAAGCGCAGCGTTCTGCTGGCGAAGGTCGTCGGTGAGGTTCAGCACAAAGCCCTTGACTGCCTCCGGCGTGAGTTTGCTTAATTGCTCGTTGTAAAGATTGAGCAACTGATTTGCTGTGGCCAGATCCTGCTCAGCGATGTTTGCAGAACCCTCTGCCGCAATGTCGCGGCGTCCGGCAGCACCGACTCCGCCGCCAGCGCTGGGCCGAACAAAGTAGCCACCACTCTTGAAGTAGCCAAGGTCGGGATAGTTGCCAACCGCCAATCCACGACTTCTGGATTGATGGAAGACGCTGTCTCCACCGGTATAAACGCCGACGTGAGGAGTGTCTCCAGGGCGCCCAGTCGCGACGATGTCGCCTGGCTGGAGTTTGCTCCAGTCAGTCATCACCTGACCGGCCTTGCGCACGGTGTCGGCCCAAGCAGTGACGCCTGGCAGGGAGATTCCGAGCGATTTGTAAAACGCCTTCACCGACTCGGCGCACATGTTGGCGATGCCGGTAAAGCGGCTCGCCTCCTGAGCGGCAGCTTGCAGCTGGGCCGCCGAAAAGCCCGGCCCGCTCATGACGCCACCACCAACGGTCGTGACTGCCATTGCTTGAGTGGATTTAAGCTTCTGCGTCGAATCGGCAAGCTGCTGCTGGGCCTGAACCATTCGGCCTTGCATCTGATCCAGCTCGCCCAAGAACTGAGCAACAATGCCGGCAGTGGTTCTCGCAGCGCCGGTCTGGCTCTTGACCCAATTGTCGCGCTGCTTGTTGATCAGCTCCTGCTCGTACTCATAGCGCTTGCGGATCAGTTCCATCGCATTGCGATGGACTGCGTCATCAAGAGCAATGCGTGCTTTCGCTAGTGATTCTTCAGTGCGCTGTCGCTCATCTGCGTCACGTTTGGCCGCCGCGGCAGCCTTCTTCGCTTCCGACTCGCCAGATCCATCTTTGCTATCGGGATTCTGAAAGGTGCTTTGCCCACGGTCCCCACCGGAGCCGGACTTGAAAATTGGCTGACCCGTTCTTGCATCAACCCAGCCAACGCCAGGCACTTGATAAGCCAGCTTCCCGGCGATTTTGCGATAGCCGTCAGGAATGCTTTTGCCAGCGTTCGGTCCAGCGCCGGGCGCATTGCCACTGAAAATCTGTTGAATTTCGATTTTGGCCTTGTAGGTCCCCTTGACGGAATCAAGTACCCCTTTCAGCTCCGCGACTTTGGCGCGGTAAAACTCGGCTTCCTTGGTGTTGTTCTTGTTCTGCAGCGCCAGGGTTCTTAGGCGCCCCTCAAAAATAATCAACGCACCCTGGGCGGCGCTGATTGCTTTGCCTTGCTCTTCTAGTGATTGGCCACTGGCCAATAAAGCCTTTCGGTGAGCGGCGACGGCGCCCTCTGCTTCATAGAAGCGCGTGATGCTTGCCTGCAGTTGCGTGTCGGTGTTTCGCAGCTGCGTTTCAAGTTCGGTGGTGCCGCTAAACCACTGAAGTATGGCGTCACCGATGCCGCCATCGACGCCTGTTGTGCCTGTTTTCTTGAACTCTTCAAGCGCCTTTGCTGCAGAAGTTGAATTCTTTGTTGCCTCGCCAAGCGCCGCATTCAGCTCTTCGCTATTGCGAGCGGTCAACAGCATCTGCGAAGCCGCTTCGGCCAGACTGGCCGTCATATCTTGAATCGCGCTTCCGAGCGGCTGGAAGGTGCGGCCAAATTCTTCGCGCAAGGTCGCAAATGCGACCTTCAAGCGCTCGCCCGAAGCCTCAGAGGACGAGGCAATTTTTTCGTTGGTCTCTGCGTACTTGTCGCCAAGGGCAATGGCGAACTTCATTACGTCGTTCAGCCCGACCGTACCCTGCTCAAAAGCCTTGGCAAGTTCGGCGCCGGTGCGGCCAGTGGCCTCTGCGAACAGCGTTACGGCACCGGGTAGGCGTTCACCCAGCTGACCTTGGATTTCCTCCGCTGTGGCTTTGCCTTTCGAGAAGACCTGAGCCATGGCGACCAGTGCGCCTTGCACGTCTTCCGCGCTGCCGCCGGTCGCTCGGATAGCGGAGGAGACGCCATTGAATACCAGCTCTGCGTCCCTGACCTTGCCGCCGGCGCCAATAACAGCAGCCGCAAGGCCGGTGAAGCCTTGAATTGCCTCCTGCTTGGTGACGTTGAATGAGCGAGTGGCGTTATTGATAACGCCCATCGCCGCCTCGTACTCTCGAGACGACTGCGTCACGCCTTTGAGCGCGATCTGCAAGCGCTGGAACTGAGCGGCCTGATCGGCCATCGCGGCAATCTGCTGCCGGACGATCGAAACTTGCGCTCCGATGGCGCCACCAGCCAATGCTCCTTGCGGGCCGAAGAAAGCGCCGATGCCTGCGCCGATCAGGCCCTCGGGGCCGCCGAACACACCCGATGCGGCGACCGCACCAGCGGTCTGCGCGAACTGCAGCGCTTTACCGCCGCGCTGCTGTGCGCCAGTCGCCTTGTCGAGCTGCGCCTGATACTTGTTGATCGTGCCGGTGAGCTTGCGGTACTCAGCGTCCGTTATGGACAGCTGAGCACGCACATCCTTCAGTGCGTTAATTGATCGCCGCAGGTCGTTCTCGCTGCGGTCAGCGGCGCCGCCTAGCTGCAGGGCAGCATTCTTGAGCTTCTGAAGGTCGGCTGCAGCCGGTGATGCGGTGGTCTGAAGCTGACGAACGGCATTCTTCAGGCTTTCGACCTGATCCATCCCCTTGAGGAGGACCTCGATCCTGGCTCTGATCGTCTCATTTGCCATGGTCGTTCAGCACCTGAAGAGCGGCCGCTTCCATGACCTGGATGCCCTCCAGCATGGCCTTTGGATCCTCAACAGAGTATAGGTCGCACAGCCACCGGAGCACCTCGTACTTCAAGCCTGTGAAGCCACCCATGACGACGTTCCACTGCGTCTGCATGCGCATGAACATCATTACGATGTCCCAGTTCTCGTCCCAGACTTCAAAATCCTTTTCCGGCTCAGGTTCAGGGAGGACGACACCCATCAACCTGGCATCGTCCTCCGTGTCATCCTTCACCGATCCACCTGCGGCCCAGTGGCGGGCCGCCTCCTCTAGTTTTTTGCTTTGCTGCCTTCCAGGCTTGCCAGATAGGCAGCGATGATCCCACGGGTGAAGTAGGGATCATCCAGCTGCTCCTTGACGGTGGCCTTGGTGAAAGGCAGCTCCTTGCCGGCTTCGTCCGTGATGCCTTCCCAGCCCTGGAGGACGGCCTCGATCAACTCGATGTCGCCTTTATCGATCAGCTTCTGAAATTCAGAACGACCGATGCGCTTGAAAACAGCATCGAAGGTCTCGTTCTCAAACCGGCCGCCGTCGACGGGTGATTCGACGGTGACCGGCCATTTGAAGGTCGAAGACTTCTTGCGGACGAATGCCATGCAGGGGTGCTCCGGTGATCAGGTGTAAACGAGCGAAACCTCGTCGTTACCTGCGCTGGTGGGAATGGCCACGTAAGGCAGGTTCAGCATCTGGATGCCGTCGCTGTCACTATACGTGGGGTTGCCAATGTCGACCTTCTGTGCGGTGAAGGTCACGATATTGCCAGCCGTAGTGCCGTGCGCGAAGGTCAGGCTGCCGGTGGTGTTGTTGTTGGCGATCGTGAAGTAGTCCTTTTGCGCAATGGTGGGCGCTTCAATCACGACCTCACCAGCGGGGGCGCGGTTGGTGATCAGGACAGACTTGGTGCAGCCAATCAGCTCGCGGTACACCACCTCGTTGGCGATGTCGAAGCTGCAGTTCATCAGGCAGCCGCTGTAGCTCAGCAGGCTGAACGCGGAGGTGTTGCCTTCCTTGAAGATCAGCGGTGTGGCCTGAGCCGAGTAGGTGACAGACGGAGCGGCAGTGTCGGTTGGGGCGTTGTAGATGCCGGTCATCGTGAACGAGATCACCGGGATCTCATTCAGGTTGCAGGTCATCGTGAAGGTGCCGCGACAGCCGGTCGCCTTGTGCAGTACACCATCGTTGTTGAAGTAGATGGTGGCGCTGGAGAAGCTGGAGCTCACCGGCGCATAGGTCACGCTGGTGGTAGCCACGACGGTTTCAGAGAAGCCGCAGGCTTTCAGTAGAGAGCCGTACTTCGGAGCGGTGCCAGCAGTGCCGGAACCAGCCAGTTCCACCTCAAAGGTGATGCCGACGCGGGTGTTGGCGAGCAGCTGCTCGGAGTTGCCCAGGTAGGGGCGGATCAGGTCGCGGCTGACGGTGTCAGCATCGAGCGGGGTGATCTCGAGATTGCGGACCAGAATCGCATCAGTGCCGGCAGGCGTGCTGTCGGTGGCGTAAGTCGATTCAGTCTTCGCCAGAATCAGGCGCTTGCGGGTCAGCAGAGCCATCGGTGATTACCTCAGGAGTTGCGTGAGCGGGGGTGATGGCCGGCTCAGTACGCTCGATGAGCTTCCGCTTGCCGGTTTTGGGGTCTTGGAGGTATGTGCCTCCTTGCCCATGGTATTCATCGGTCGTGGTAGCCATCATTAAGCCGCCAGGTTGGTGACAGAGGATCTGTACCGAACAAGGTAATCGCACATGACGACACCCGCCGGTTGATCAGCCTCGACTGTTTGGAACTCTACTCGCAACGGCTGGATGTCCATGGCAAGCCCGCCAAGGGTTAAGTCAGCCATCACTTTGCTGTGCAGCGATTCCACAATCGGATCCGCAGCCTGATCAGGGACATTGGCCCGCACGACTACTGCCACGCGCACGGTCAGTGACCAGTCCAGGGTTGGCAGGCTGGTGTTCTGCTGTGCGGTGTCTTCAAGCGGCTCGACAACAATCGCTGGGCTCTCCTGCCGTGCCATTGGCTCGACCCGGCTGCGATAGATCCTGTTGCCGACACCAGTGGTGCCATTGAGGGCCGATCGGATTGCGGCCAGGATCTGTTCGCGCTTGGTCATGGCTTCAGATTAGCTGCATTCGACAGGTCGAAGCGCGGGCAATTCCGGGACATTGCTAGAAGATCAGCACGTTGCGGCGCCGTGCTGTGCTGGTTTTCTCCAGCGTTGCAGCATTGCCGGTGAATGCAAACGTTCCAGCATCAGCCGGCAGCTCAAAGGCACCCGTCTCGGTCAACGCAGCGCTGTTGCCGGTGAGAGCGAAAACGCCAGCACTGGCCTGCACAACACGGGTGCGGTTGAAGACCGCCGGCCGACCTGTGAGCGTGAATGCTGCATTTGCGGCAAATAGGGTGCGGCTTGTTGCAAATGCAGCATTGCCGCCACTGAGCGCAAACGCGCCCGTGTCAGCCGACAGCACATGGCTGCGCGAAATCGCGACTCCGCCGCCTGTGAGCAGGAACTGGCCGGCCTCAGCCGCCAACTGCTCACTGTCGGCAAAGGTAATGGACTGGCCGGTGAAGCTGAAGTTGCCGCTGTCGACCGGCAGCACATAGCTGCGAACAAGGTCAACTGGTTGGCCGTCTAGTTGAAACTGCCCAGCTTCTGCAGCGACAGCCTGACTTTGCGTGAAATTCGCCTGCTGGCCGGTGACGCTGTAGCCGCCTGCGTCGACGCCGAAGAGGCGGTTGTGAGCCAATCCGGCCTGTTGGCCTGTCAGCGCAAAGCTGCCGACGATCGGGTCGATTTCAAATGCGCCCAGCGTGGTGAGCACTGCGGGCTGGCCGGTGAGCGAGAACTGCCCAGCGTCGGCGCCCAGCGCCCAGGTGCGACTGAAGGTGACCGACTGCCCGGTCTCGATGAACGTGCCGGCGCCGCCGCTGAGGTAGTAGCCGCGGAGCAGGGCGGGCTCGCCACCGCTAAGCGCGAACGATCCAGCGTCGGCCGCCAGATCATGATCATGTAGCAGAGCGGCATTGTTGCCTACCAAGGCAAAGGATCCAGCCTCAACGACCAGCGAGTAGCTGCGGGTCAGGCTTGGTTCGCCGCCCGTCAGCGTGAAGGCGCCCGTCTGGCCCGCCAACTCGTCGGTGTCAGCCAGTCCGGCAGGATGGCCTACAAGGTCGAACGTGCCGGCCTCGGCCGTGATCGAGTAGGTGCGGCTGAATGAGGCAGCCTTTCCGTCCAGGGCAAAGGTGCCAGCTTCTGCCTGCAGCTCCTCGGCCGCTGCTATCGAAAAAGTGGCGTCGTTGCCGACCAGCGCGAACGATCCGGTGTCCGCCGCCAGCTGGTGCTGGTGCTGAAGCGTGGCGTCGTTGCCGACCAGCGCAAACAGGCCAGTCTCGCCGGCAATGTTGATGTTGTGCCGCGTGTCGGCCGGGTTGCCCGTAAGCGTGAACGCACCGCGCTCGCCGGTCATCACACGATTGCGCGTGAGGTCTGCGGCATTGCCTGTCAGCGTGAAGTCGCCGACGATCGGCGTCTCAGTCCGGTTGACCAGCTCGCGGACCGCGAAATAGACCGCAGCCACGTCATCTGAGCCGGCACTGAAGCCAACGTTCCGAGCACCTTGCCCCGCCGTGGTCTCGCGGACCATCGCGGCGCCGAACTGGCCAAAGTCAATGCTGGTCAGAGCCGTGCTGCCAGTGCCGGCTCCCGGTGGCGTCGCCAGGCCGGAATAGGTGGCGGCATAGCGCAGGCTGTTAACGCCGACGCTTCCATCGTCGATGGAGACCACCGCCAGCGCTTGGTCACCCTCCCTGATCTGAACGCCGGCCCAGGTGGTGTTTGTCGCGGCGGTAACGGTCGCCGCCGACGCATACATGACCGTGGCGTTATTGGTCCGGTTGACCGTGATCGTCTGGTTGCCGGTGCCAAGCCCGGAGCCCAAGAAGAACATGTCGGTGCGACCAGGCTCACCGGCCGAGTCGATCGCGACCGCGCCAGCGACACGAGTCAGTGCCGTGCCGCCATAGGTGACCGACGTGATGAAATCGCTGGCGCTGATCGTGTGAACAAAAACGAGCACACCCTGCGGCGTGCCGCTTTGCGTGTGCGTCCAGCTGAATGACGCCTGGTTAGTTGAGCCTGTTGTACCTGTGTGGCTCTCGGAGGCAGCGCTATGGGCTACAGCCACGGTCCGCCTCCGTCACTCAGGTAAATCAGGCCAAGGTCAGGATGCCAGCAGCGTCCCAGGTGATCGTGAAGGTCTCGCCGTTCTGAAGCGAAACGGTCGCGCCATAGTCGTAGAACCCGATCAGCTCGCCGTTGGTAGCTGTGGAGTTGTACAGCACAACGTACCTGAAGTCGGGAACCGTGCCCGTCGCTGTGAGCACCAGATCGTTGGCATCCAACTTGTAGGTGCCGCTGGTCTGCGCCGAAGTTACGCCAGTCAGGTTGCGGCCGGTGGTAGTGCCGTTCTGAATGTTGGTGTAGCTGATCTGCGTGATGTTGCTCAGCTGCGTGTTCGTGTTCACGGGCAGCGTATTGGTCAGCGCCACCGTCAGCGTGTCGCTGCCGAGGTTGTGGACCTTCTCGGCAAGCGCCTCTACGAAGGAGTTGAACTTGGTAAAGGTTGCCATGAATCGAAGGGCTCCTCTGTTGGGGTCAGTCTAGGTCAGAACGCCACCGACAAACTGAACTCAGCCACGGTGCCGGTGACGCCCGTGATTTTCAGCCATACCCAGCGGTCGGCTGGAATCGGCTGGTTCTGCACCGTGGCGGCATCGCCAGTGGTGGTGTTCGTCACCGTGTCAGAAACGGTCGCCAGTGTGCCCGCAGTGGTGCGATCGGCCGCATAGCGCAGCTCGTAGGTGACGGATCCGCCTGACACCAAGCCAACCACGCTGCTGATCGTGGTCTCGCGGGATGTACGGAACAGCGTGAAGCTGTCATTGACCTGCGGACCGGCGATCGTGACGCTGCGAGGAGCGCTGCCATTCACAGGCGGCCGATGCTCCCAGCGGTTCATCGGATCAATCCAGGTCAGCACATCGCCGTCGTGAGCGTCGCTGGTCACAACATCGTGGCAGTCCTTCAAGAACTGACCAGTCGCTGCACGCACGAAGATCGTGCCGTTATTGGCTGAGCTAATCACCGCCGCCACCGACAGCTTCAGGTTCGGCCCATCAGGTTCGGCGGTCACATAGCCGCCAGGGTTGGCAGGGTCGCAATACAGAATTGAATCCTCGGGATACGCGCTGGTATTGATGCCGCGCACCTTGCCGAAGGTCGTGACAAACCCATCGCCACCCGCGGGCACTTCCTCGGTCATCACGCCAAGGAACACATGCCCAGGCAGCGTGCCGTTGGCGATCATTGGCGCCACCTGCAGTCGGCCGCTGTTGCCGTTGGTGCCCACATACATCACCGCAGCACCGTTCGCGATGGTGTTGGCAGTGTTGTTGTGAACCAGGAAGGACATCTCTTGGCCGACCTGCAGCACCGTGCCGCCACCCTTGGCGACATCAAGCGTCTGCTCGTCCTCGTTCCAGGCCAGCTCACCGGCATTGTCCGCGTTACCGCCCGTCGTCAGTAGCTGAATCGACTGAAGAGTTGGATTGCGGTTCAGCGGCGCATACTCAAGCTGACTCCAGGTCGAGCTGCCATTGCCGATCTTGGCCTGCTTCGTATCGGTCTCGTAGCCCAGCTCACCAGCAGCCAACACGGGATTGGCCGCCGTCCAGTTCGCCGCTGTATCGCGCCGCAGCTTGATCCGTTGGCGAGTAGTAGCCATCAGCTCGCGCCTCCGCCGTCGATCTCATTGGTGTCCACCCATTCTGATCCGTCGTAGATCAGCGCATCGCCTTGCTGGGCGTTGGTGATGTTCACATCAGTCAGATCAGCCAGGCCGAACTGTCTCGGATCCTGACCTGGTGCGCTGCTTTCGGGCGCCAGCCTCGTCAGCATCAGCTCGGTCATTGCACCATCGTCGACCTTCAGCGCCTCGCGCACCTGGTAATTGACACCGTCCACCGTGATGCCGGCGCCATAAAGCAAACCGCCAAAATCAGCCGTCCGCACTGTCAACTTGTAGTCGGTGGTCAGCACCATCCCGTCAGCCACGATCTGGCTGGGCATGTCGAGGATGCCCTTGGCCGTCACCACGCCAGCCGTACAGGTGACCCCGAAATCCTCGAGGAACATTCCAAGGTTCTCGGTGATCACAACGGCACCGCCTTCTGTCGTGCAATCAGGCTAGCCGCATCGCTTGCCAGCACAGCGACTTCAGTTCCAGCCCAGGCTGGCTGGCCCTTGATCATCACATCTCCGGTAAGGCGGATCCTTACCTCGCCGCGTGACGAAACGGCGGTAGAGATGCGCCGCATCTGCTCCACCCGGATCGCATCGATCGCGCAGTCCAGGTCGTTCCTGCCGTAGGCGATCAGTGCCTTCTGGCCAATCACCTCAAGCCCGCCTGGGAACACGCAAAGCGGCTGCCAGCCCTGCGCACCATCTGGCGCACCCCATTCCTCTTTTGCAGTCAGCACCGGTGCCGTCGACATCATCGAAGGCGCATGCGGCGCCGTAGCACCAAATGCCACCCATGCGGCGTGATACAGCCGACTGCGGCGCGGGTGTTTCTCCCAGCTGTGAAACATCGTCAGCTTCTGGCCCTGCCAGTCGACAGCAGGCGTGCCGCCGCTCATCCGGCCCCAGCGCCAGCGCAGGGGAGGGTGCCTCCACTCCTGCACCACCTCGTCGCCATCAAGTTCAAGTACGACCCAGCCGCTCGCACCCATGTCGTAGATGCAGCGCAGGGCACCCTCAGCCTCGAAGAACGTCCAGTTCTTTTCCTTGCTGCTCCAGTCGTTGACACCGTACTTCGGTACCCACACATCAGTCAGGCTCCAGCTGCGGCTTTTCTTGATCAGTCGGCCGTACGCCTGCACGCACTTCCAACCTTGCTCAAGCCGATACCGGGCGATCGAGAACGCGATGTACGGACAATCGCCGTACATAAACAGCCGCGGATCCTCTAATGAGCATCCCTTCTCAATTCCAGGCACCTTCAGGCGCTGGTTGCGCAGCACATTTTGCGCCGCATCCATCTCAGCAAGAATGATCTCGCTGACCTTGAAGTCTTTCGGTTCAGACCGGTACGCCAACAGAAAGCCCTCCCCGGCCGAAACCAGGGAGGGGTTGTAGTTCCGCTTGGCCTCGATTAGCCCAGCGATCATGCTCAGCTCAGAGCGCCGGTGCCGTAGCAGAAGGCGCCAGCTTGCTTCACAGCGAAGTCCACATCCTGCAGAGCAATGATGCGAACGGTGCCGCTGGTGGCGCCGGCATAAGGATCGAGGGTCAGATCCAGACCGGACCACAGGCCCATGATCATCTGGTCGAAGGCACCGAAGATGATGTCGTCGAAGGCCAGCTGGTTGGAGATCACGGCGGGATAGCCGTTCACCTCGTTGTTCTCGTACACGAAGCCAGCAGCCACAGCAGAGGCAGACTTGGCGGTGGACTTGAGAGCGCCGCGAGCAGCAGCGTTCATCAGGTAGAACAGCGAGCCGGCGTCGGCGTTGTCCTTGGCCACCTCGGTCTCCATGTCGATCAGCTCGGCGAAGGTGCCGTAGCCGGTTAGAGCCTTGGTGTTGATGCCAACGGTGTTCACCAGGCCGAGGGGCTGGTTGCTGGAGCCGGAGCCGTAGATGCCAGCGCGGTCGATCTCGAGAGCGATCACGCGAGCCAGGTCGTTGCGCACCATCTGCTCCACGTCGATGGAGCTCTGGAGCAGCAGGCGGCGGCTGTAATCCACGAAGGCGCCCACAGTCTTGGGCGACATGGTCACCTGACCGAGGGTTTCCTGGCTCTCGGTAGGAGCGCTGCCCTCGCCGACCCAGTACGCGGTCGCCGCGCCGGTCTGTTTGGGAATTGCGATGTTGCCCTGCAGGCCGTTGAGCACGGTGGCGCCCACGTTGGCCAGAGCCAGCTTGTTGCGGAGCAGCTCGATGAACGAACCGGCCAGCAGGTCGGTAGCAACCAGGTTGCCGCCGGCGCTTGCGGTGCCGACGTTCAGGTCACGACGGAGCACCTCGTTGGGCACCATCAGACCGTTGGCGGGCTTGCCATAAGCCTTGGCAGCAGCGTCAGAAACCTCACGCTCGAAAGCGGCGGCTTCAGCAGCCTGCTTGTCGCCAGGGTTGGCGAGGTAGTTCAGAGCACGCAGGAAGGAGTAGCTGCGGGTCTCTTTGTCGTTCAGACCCACTTCCTGGGTCTCGGCGATGCGGTGCTCCACTTTGGTGCTGCGGGTGTCGATTTTTTCGAGGAAGGCAGCACGGGCCTCGTCGAGGCTGCGGCCACCGTCGATGAGCTCGCGTGCAAGCTCGGTCATGCCGTGCTTGTCGCCGAGGGCGGTGATGGAAGCGATACGGCTGCGCTCGGCCTCGACGGCCTTGGACCGGATCACCTCCACGTCAGGGGTGGTGTTCTCCATGTGAACCTCAGGTTCTTGAGGGGTTGGTGATGCGGCGGTGGCCGCAGAGTCGATCGCAAGCGACCGGCCAAGGCCGACGCTCGGGTCTGCAGCGATGCTACAAACCGAGACTTCGTACGGACTCCATTGAGTAGCTACGAAGTTGTCGCCTCGCTCCTCCATTTTGTTGATGGAGTAGCCAAAGCTGACGCCCCGAAGAACGCCATCTTTGACATCAGCCATCACTTCCTTGGCGAAGCTGTTGCGGGAGAAACGTACTTTGACGTAGCCCCGCTTCTTCTTGCCGTCGATCCAGGCACGCTCGACGACACCCACGACCTTGTCAGGGTTGTGGTTGAAGAGCAGTGGAGCGCCGTCGTTCAGGCGACTGAGGTCGGCGGCGTCCATCTCGTGGCTCAGAACTTCGTTGCCGAAGTACCGGGCCACGGGATACTCGGAGCTGAAGGGGAACTCGAAAGTTCGATCTTCAAGCTCGGAGAATGAAGTGACCTCGGTGCGCTGGTACTTGCCCTCCAGTGAGCGATCGCCACCTTCGGCTATTTCCTGCGCATCGGACTCAGCCTCGGGGTCGACACCCATTAATGTCTCGACCGTGTCCTCGACGATTTCGTCCATGTGCTCGGCCACAACTTCAGCGATAGCTTCGCTGACAGCGGCCACTTGCTCTTCGGTCAGATCAGCAAGAGCGCGATCTTCCTCGGGTGTCTGGTTTTGTTCTTTGAGTTCGTCCATCAGTTAAGCGGTCCTTCTGGACGCTCAGATTGAACTTCATCCACCTTAGACGCTTTCTTGCGACGCGATCTGGCGGGGCGGCGGGGAAGCTCATCGGTGGGGCTCGCGGCCTCCCCGCCTACCGGCTGCTCCTGGGGAAGGGGAGCAGCCGGATTGATGTCGGCATCCAGTGAAACGCCGAGGTCGGTAGCAGTCTTGCGCTCGCGTGCAATCTGCTGAAGGTTGTCATCCAGATCACCGCCCAGCTGAGCGCAGATCTGTGCCTTCGTCATATAACCCGCCATTTCCATTTCGCGGTAAGCCTTGACTTCCTTGAGTGGATCCACCCAGCTCCAGCCGCGGGCCAGCCATTTCGGGCTGTCGTAACGCTCAGGCCGTAGCTCGTAATCCGGCAGAGCCAGCTCACCGCTCAGCACCGCCACATCCAGCCACTCGCGGAACACCCGCATGTGGAAGTTCTCGATCAGGTACTGCTGCACCACCTTCCAGTGGTCACGGTCCTCAAGCAGGCTCAGGCGGCTGCTGCTGTAGTTCGTCTCACTGAAATCCCTCGACAAGGTCTCGTACGAGCAACCGAAGCCCGACGCGAACCGGCGCGTCTTGGCCCGCACAAACTCTTCGTACTGCGCGTCTGGTGACTTGAGATCCGGCACCGTCACGCTTTGGCCAGGCTCGAGGTACTTGAAGACCCCAGGCTCAAACTCGGTGATCCGCTGTTCGCCTTCAACGTCATCAGCCTCGAGCTCACCTTCAGGCGAATTCACGAAGCCCATGATCGAGCTGGCGGCACGAGCACGCACCACCGCAGCCTCTTCATAGCCGGCCAGCTGGTGGGCATCGGTGATCACCGGCGCAAACCAGGGCACACCGCGGTGCTGCGACGGGCGTTCCGGCACGAACAAATGAATCACGTCCTTGGCCGGCAGGAAGACATGCTTCGAGCCGGCCTTCTCGGTGGAGCCCGCAAACCAGTAATCGCCCGGATGCCGCGTCAGGAAGGCATACTGCACCGGCCGGCCGTAGCGGTCGATCTCGACCCCCATGCGCCACTCGTTGCCCTTGGCGCTCACTGCGCCGTTGTACTCATCGTCGAGCAGGTCGCTCTCGATGATCTCCAGGGCGATAGGCACCTTGCTGCCGCCGAACGGCTTGCGGTGGATTCTGAACAGCACCTCGCCGCTCTCGGGCAGGGCGCCAACTGCCAGCCATTCAAAGATGTTGAAGCTGCTCTTGCCAGCCACATCGCAGTGGTCCTTGCGGCACCAGCGCTCCCACTTCGCTTCGATCAGCCCATTGATCCGATCGTCCCGCTTGTTACCGCGCAGGCTCATCACCTGCGACTGCAGCTTGACGCCTTGGCCGACCACGTTGATCTGCGTGGTGCGCTTCGCCTGCCGTGCATACGGGTTGTCCCGCACCATCTGGCGGCTGCGATCACGCAGCTTGCGCAGGCTCGTCTTGATCTCAGCGTCAGCGCTGGTGCCGTTGCTGATCCAGTCGCTGGTCAGTCGGTTGATGATCGCGCCGGCATAGGTGCGGCGCCGGCGACGCGGCTGCTCCGGCTGCTGCTTTGGCCCGAATCCAAGGGCGGTCATTACGCGAGTGCGGAGTCCCATCAGCGGCCACCGAAGCGAACAAACAGGTTGTGGGGATTACCCAGGCCGTTGGCGATCATCGCCGCCTTGCCCTCGCGGGCGACCACAGCCTTGAGCCGTGATTCAAGCGCCAGCAGCTCGGCCAGGTCATAGCGCTTCAGGTTGCGAGTGCCGATCCGGTACTCCTGCACCGCACCGCCGCTCATCAAGCTGCGAATTGCCGACTGCACTGCATCCAGATCTTTCTGCGCCTGGCTGCGGCCATCGAACGCGCCGGGGGTGCCGGCGTAGCTGAGGCTGGGAAGAACTTCGATCTGCCCCGAGCCGAGGGTTGTCTTGGCACCTCCGGCAACGGCTGTGCCGACCGCCTGGAAATACCAAGTGCCTGCGTCGAAGTTCGCGGTTGTATTAGCAGGGAGGGTTACCTTCCAACCGCTGCCTTCAGCTACGCCGACCACGGTTGCACCCTCACTCGCGGTGTTGGTGCGCAGGTAGTAGGTGAGGGTATGGGTCGAACTGTCGATGGCTGCGCCAAACACATCCACCGTGGGCTCGTCGAGCCACACCACCGTGTCACCTGCCCGGATTTTGGAAGGAATCTTCACGGCCTCACCACTGGCGGACAAAACTCCGTTTTGGAGCCTTGTTCGATCTTAGCGGGGCCTTTCGCTCCCTTTCTACGGGCTTTTCGAGCCGTTTCTCCAGCTGATCCCAGATTGTTCTTCGGTCGTACCGCTGGTACAGCCGATTTAATCCTGCGTACGCATAAACCAGTTCGTCTAACGCTTCATTGCGCTGGCTTGATTTCTTTACCCATACCCTTTCGGGGTAGCCCCGCACGAACCTTGTGATCTGCTTTTCTGCAGTCAGTTCCTCGAAATACTCCTTCCCGGCTTCTGCATAGAAGTGCAGGTAGCCCGGCCCAGGCTCGTTGTGCTTCAACCGGCCAAACAGCAGGCTCTTCACCGTGTCAGATCCGACCGGATACACCTCAGCGCCTTTCTTCAGCGCCTTGCCCTTGTGGTTCAGATCCACCTTCGCTGGCTTGCCGATCGGTGGCTTGCCCTTCTGGCTCTGACCCTTGATCGCGATCACGCCCATGTTCTGGCGCTCCCTCGCGTATTGGTACACCTCCATTGTGTGGTGGCCGCCAGAGTCGATGCAGACAACGTCCGGCCTGATCTCGGCGCCCAGCGCATGCTTGAACGGCTTCAGCAAAATCTCATCCAGCTGCTTCCACGGCTCCGGCCGGCTCGGGTCGCCGTGAATCACCTGGCGATCGATCAGCCAGCCTTCTTCTTCGCGGCCCCATGCCCAGATCGACAGGCTCAGCCTGTTGTCCTGCACGTCGCATCCGATCGTCACCGCTGATGCCTCGGCCGGCACCATCTGGCTCTCGTAGAACTCCGCACGCTCCAGCAGGCTGTCGGCGCCCACCTTCGCCGCATAATCGTCCTCCCAGCTCTCGCCAAGCACCGTGTTGACGAACGTCTTCAGCGCTTCAGGGTCAGACTTCGCCTCGAGGAATTCATCGCGCAGGTTGTCCCAGCTGGCGTTCGGTGAGTAGCTGTAGGCCGCCCAGATGTGGAAGCTCGCGTGCTTGCCGTTGCCCGGTGCTGTCGCCCGCCACTGGCCGCGCTCCACCATCCAGCGCTTCTTTGAATGCGGGATCAGGACGCCGCAGCTCTCGCACACGTAATTCACTGGCGACAGCTGATCGTCCCAGCGCATGTTTGCCCACTTCAGGTATTGCATGTGTCCGCAATCGGGGCAGGGCACGAAATACCGCCGCTGGTCGCCCTGGCTGAACAGCCGCTCGATCCGACTCGCGTCCTTGAGGGTCGGCGTCGACCCAGCCACGATCTTGCGGTTCCAGTAATACTCCGTCCGTCGGATACCGAGCTTGATCTGGTCGCCCTCGGGGCCAGCACTCGGTGGGTAGCCGTCGGTCTCGTCGAACATCACAATCCGGCGGCTCACACGACGGAAGCCCCGCGGCGAGTTAGCACCCACCAGGCCGAGAGTGCCGCCCGGATACTGCTTCTGCAGGATCGTGTTGGCGCCGTCCTTGGCCTTGCTGTCGCTCACCAATCCCTTGAGCACCGGCACGTCGCGCAGCATCGGCGCGATCTCCTCTTTCGAGTAGCCCTGGGCGTCCTCGATCGTCGGCTGCACCAGCATCATCGGGCACGGATCCTGGTGGATGTGGAACGCGATGCAGGCGTTGAGGCACTTGGTGTATCCCACTCGAGCGCTCTTCATCACCGAGATCTGCTCGATCGCTGGATCCGTGATCGCGTTCATGATGCCCTTCTGGTAGGGCAGCGTGTGCCAGCGGCCGGCCTCAGCGCTCGACTCCGCCGATAGGTAGAAATACCGGTCTGCCCACTCGCTCAGCGTCAGTTTCTCCGGTGGCTTCCACGCCTGCAGCGCGGCCTTCGCGATGTCGCTGATGTCAGCCATCGCTCGCCAGCTCCTCGAGCGCCTCGCGCACGATGTCTTCCAAGATCGCGATCTGATCTTGGGTGAGATCGGGGATCCGCTGCTTCGCCTTGCTGGCGATGCCGAGCACCTTGGTGCGGCTGATCGTGATTACCTCGACCCACTTCGCCTCGACCTCGGCCGCCCGCACCAGCAGCCCTTCCTTCTCCTTGCGCTCCAGCTCAAGCAGCTCGGCCTTGAGGTACTCGGTGCGGGCTCGGCTTTCGTTGTAGTCGGGGACAATGTCACCGGGTTCGGGCTCGGTGAGTGATCGGTCTCGCTTGGGTCGCTCTGGAGGAAAGGCGGTCTCGCCCATCGGCGGCTTGGGGCCAACGCCGATCTTGGCCATGGTGTTGGCGAACCAGTCCTCGCGCAGCGTCTCGGACTTGATCAGCTCCTTGCCATCAGAGGTCCGCACGACCGGGAGCCGGCCCTGCTTGATCGCCTTGTAGACCGCCGTGCGGGACACGCCCAGCGCGTCGGCCGCCTCTGACTTGGTGATGAGCGGCACGGGATGCCGTTGATGTGAACCGATGTTACAGGTTTACAGTCTTGGTTGACACTCTCCCCAAAACGCTGTCCTGGAGGGTAGTCTGGTCGGTTGCCTCGTTGGCGGGGAAAGGGGGGTCTTTGCGTGAGACAGGCTGGACTCAAACCAAGTTGCGCGGCCGATGCCTAGATCAATAACGAGATTCGAATTCACCCCCGCTGAGAATCATTTGCAGGGACCCATTGAGAATCAATAACACTTGCAATTGAGAATCAATAAGCCGGGGCCGCGAGAATGAGAATCATTCTCAATACCCATGGCCAGGAGAATGAGAATCATTCTCATTAAACGGCGGGGCCGCGAGAATGAGAATCATTCTTACCCGAGAGTAGTACGGAACTACTCATTAAGAATTGTTACAATCTCGCCCGATCGCGCCAGTATTTGCTATAATTATAGTGTGAGCAGTTCTGCTCACTTTTCGTTGCACTTTAATTTATGCAATCAATCGCTGATATGTTCGCAGCTCGATTAGAAGAACTGCGCCGCATCGATGAAGAGTCGAACCGTCGGACGCAAGAGTTACTCAAACGGACGCGAGCATTAATTAAAGAGATCGAAGCAATCGATCTCGAAACTGAATACTAAATAGGGGGGCAATTGCCCCCCTTTCTTTATGCAAACTAAAAAGCCCGCCGAACTGGCGGGCCGGTCGATCGATCGCCGGAACGGATCACGCGGGCATCAGCTGAATGATTCCGTCGGGCAGGCGGACTAGCGGCGCGTTGGGCAGGATGAATCCGGCCAGGTTCGGATCAGCGCCGCGGGATCGCTTCGCCCTCAGGATCACAGCCACGGGCGCAGGATCCGCCCACCGGTGGTCGGTGGCGTCGCCATCGATCGCCCGCAGGGCGGCGGTCTGGCCGCCATGGCTGATCAGCACGCGGGCCGGGATCGGGGCGCCCTTAGGTAGATCGATCGGCACGGCGAGACGGAAGCCGGCGAGGGCGGCGGCCATCGCGTCGGCGGCGGCCGTCGGGCGATCGCCGGCCAGGCTGGCGGTGATATCCCAGCCGGCGGCCCGTTGCGCGATCAGACCGAGCGGCCCGTCGACCGGCGCTTTGCTGTATTCATATAGGCGAATCGATCCGTCGGCCGTGGCCGGCGACAGCAGCTCGGCCAGAGTCCGGCCCTCGCCGTTCGCGATCAGCAGACCGAACCGGCGACGGATCGCGATCGCCTCCGGCAGATCGACATTTAACCGCCGAACGTGCCATGGCTGATCATCCGTGCCACGGAGCCGAACGGCCAGGGGCAGACCGTCGGCCTGGGCGCGGGACCATTGGCGGGCGATCGCCCATAGGATCGCCCGGCCGTAGAGGGCGGGGTCGGCGATCATTGCCAGAGTCCGGCGGCCACGGGCGGCGGCGACCGCGGGCGACAATCCGCCGTGGCCGGCCCACGCTAGACAGGCCGACGCGCAACCTTCCGTAGCCCACGGGCAGGCATTGAACACCGACGCGGCGGCCGTCATACCCTCGCGATCGGCGAGGGCGGCGAGGGCGGCGAGATGGCCGCGGGGCGCCACGGTCGACCGGTTCGCGGGATCGATCGCGGCGGCGAGGGCGCGGCCCGGCAATCCGTGGTGAATGACGGCGCGGGCGATCTCGGCGCCTTTGCCTAGCTTCTGGTTCGAGTCTGTCAGCACGTCGGCCAGGGTCAGGCCGAACCGAGCGAGATGGGCGGCCACGTCGGCGGGCAGGGCAACGCGGGCGTTTGAGCGGATCAGAGCGGCGGGCATGGTGTTAGGTGCGGGGTGATCAGATCAGGCGGAGAATCGACAGCCAAGAATCGGGCGCGTCCGGCTCAACAGTTCGGCCGTCGGGCGTCTCGCAGCAGCTGTCCAGAGTCCAGAGCTCGAGCTCGCCGTTGGTGGGGGGCGGCCAGAATTTGCCGCGCCACCAGATCCGGCGGGCGCCGCCGGCCTGATCGATCGGCAGACCGGCGCGGGCGGCGAGCTCACAAGCGGTCTCGGTGGAATCATTGGCGGCGGGCGCCGGATCGCGCCATGGTGCATTAATCGACGCAACCAGATCGGCCCATTGGCGGGCGAACGGCCAGGCGCGGGCGTCGGCAGGATCGATCAGCGCGAACCGGTGATCCCATTGGCGGGCGATCTCAGCGGCCCGCCGCTTGCTGCAGCGAAGAGTCCCGGCGCTAAGGCCTGATGCCCTATGGGTGATCACCCATTGGCCGCGGCAAACCGGGAAATGGCGGGCGGAATCACAGGGCGGGGTCAGGGCGACCCATTGGCCCACCCAATGGGCGGGCGCCATAGCGTCGCCCATCTTGGTGGCGACGCGGCAGGTCTGAACAGTAGGCATGGTGCTAGGTACGATGGGATGGGCGGGCGATCAGTCGCGGTCGCTGATCGCCCAACGATCAGGCGATGGCGCGGCGTGGTGGCCGGCGGCGACGCGGGCGGCGTAGGCGGCGAGAATCGCGGCGAGCTGATCGGCCATGGCCGGATCGGACGAGGCAACCATGCCCGCCGGTAACTGGCGCCACGGGGCGCGATCGGGGCGGGTCATGACCGAACGAGGGCGGCGCCGATGGCCAGACCGCTCAGCAACTGCTGAGCCTCGCCGGGCGTTAAGCATTCGCCGAGCGGCTGAGCTCCGGCGCCGAACCGGCGCATGACGTGCCAACCGGTGGCCGAACGTTGGCAGAAGATTTCGCTAGGGCGGCTGTCGCCGTAGAGGGCGCAACTGACCCGCTCGGCGGCCTTGTGGAGCTGATTGGGCGTGATACGTGCCATGGGTGATAGATGCGATGGGGAAGGGTCAGGCGATCGCCGGAAGGGCGGCGCCGGTGACAACGGGGCGCGGCAGGGCGGCGACAGCGGCGGCAGATTCGCCCGGCAGGATCACGGGCGCGACCCGATACAGGCGGGCGTCGCCGCGTACGGCCTGATACAGGCGGAGCCGACGGGCGGCCGTATCAGCACTGACAGCGGCGGGCGAGGCGGGCGCCCATCCGGCGGCCGTGCCACGGAACGTTTCGATGCGGAAGGAAGGGGCAGGCATGGTGTTAGATGCGATGGAACGACCGTTCGGCCGTTGATGGAATGATGGCGCCTCACGGGGCGCCATCAAGGGGCGGGCGTGCGGATTGTCGACCGTCACACGGCGAGGGCGGCCAGGAGCTCGGCCCGGCGGCCGTACATATAAAGGCGGCGCGGCAGACCGGCGGCGCGGGCGGCGGCGCGCAGTTCGGCCACGGTCAGGCGGGCGGCGGGCGCGATGGGCGCGGGCCGGTCGATCCGATCGGCGAGGGCGCGTAGGGCGGCGGCCACGATCGGGGCCAGGCGAACAGCGAGGGCGTGGCAGACCGCGGCAACGGTCAGGGCGAGGGCGAGGGCGCGGGCGGCGGCCGCTTGCCAATCGATCGCGCTAAGGGCGGCGATCGCATCATCAATGGGAGGGAAGGCGGGCGCGGGCGCCCGGGTGATTGTAAGGGTCATTTGGTGTTAGGCGCGATGGGATGGCGCGATGGCGCCTGCGGGAATGATGCCCCCTGGCCGGCCCGGATGCGAGGGCGTGGGGTCAGTTTGCCAATTGGCCTAGTTGCCACTGGCGCGGCGCTCCTTGCGACTGTGCGGACGCACCTAGGCAATGGGTCGGCCTGGCCGCCCCATACATAAGGAGAGCGCCGATCGAAACCGCGGCGCGTCGGGTGGGGGGATCCTGCCGGCCTGGCCGTGGGAATGATTCTCATTCTCGGCCGGGCTTAATAGTACAAATGTACTAGCGTACAAATGTACTGCAAATGACAATAGTACAAATGTACTAGCGTACAAATGTACTCTTTAAGTAGTACAAATGTACTACAAATACGGGTAGTACAAATGTATTAGCGAACGGATGTACTAGTCGTGTGTGTGTGTGGAATCGCTGACATTGGCCCTATTCAGAATGATTCTCATTTTCAGCCAAAACACGAAAACAGGAGGGTCAAAAACACCCCCTATTAAACCTTTGCCCCCCGGGTCCCTAATTTTTTTGAACGGCCAGGAGCTTCAAAACACACTCCTATTAAGCCTCGAGTGCCCGGGTCCCTAAGTTTTTCGATGGCCTGCGGTAGGATTTTTGTGCCCCGGCGAGCCGCAAACTCCCGAGGCGTGATCAACCCGCAAACCCAGGCTGATGGCAAAGAGTTTACCGCACCTCGCGAAGCTGAGGGAGTGGCTGCGTTACGACGCGGAAACTGGCGAGTTCTTCTGGCTAAAGTGCTCAGGCAAGAAGATGCAACCAGGCAAGAAGGCTGGCTGGACGAACGGAAGCGGCTATAAGCAAATTCGCTTGCACGGGATAAACATGCAGTCCCATCGCCTTGCATGGCTATTTGCTTATGGTGAAAATCCAGGCGAGAAAGCAATTGACCATATCAACGGAAACCCAAGCGACAACAGAATTTGCAATTTGCGACTTGCCACCGCTGCAGAAAACGTGCGCAACCAGCGAAAAAGAAGCAGTACCACTTCTGCCTATAAAGGCGTGAGCTGGTACAAGCGCAAGCGCAAGTGGATGGCCCAGATCCGCATCAACGGTAGATCGACTCATCTCGGCTACTTTCATGACGAGCTGGCCGCCCACATGGCGTATTGCCAGGCCGCCCACGACCACTTCGGTGAATTTGCGAACTTCGGATAGGTCGAGGGGACTCAAGGCCACAAAAAAACGGCCTGCCTCCCGACAGACCGCTGGTCCTCTCTCCTTGTCCGCACGCAGCTTAGCCCGCTGGTATCAGATAGCAATCCAGTGCAATGCGGATGGCATCCAGCAGCTCAACCTCAGGATGACGGGTGCGCAGGACCATTGCAGCTGCGTCGCGCATCGCCAGCCGCTCCTCAAAGCTGAAGTCGTTGCTCAGTGCCAGCTCCACTGCGATGTCTTGGCACAGCTCACGGCTGCCGCCATCAATGGCGCCGAGCACCAGCGCCATCACGTAGCTCTCAACCGCCGTCATTGCGCTGCCCTCGCTTCGATCAGCACAGACTGCAGCCACTCGGGCTCGCTGAATGCCTCGATCAGCTCAAGATCGGTGTCGGCATCGAAGAACTGATCGCGGATCTGCTCCAGCGTGCGGCCGCGGTTGAGCTGGTTGCTGACGAGGCCGTGCAAAGCAATGGCGACCTTGGGGTCGGTGGCCATGGGTAATGCGTCAAATACCCCGCCACCGTACCCCACGCATGCCCAGCTCACGCCCACTGCTGTAACAAACCGTTACACATTCGGTTTGCCCATCACCTCGCGGAACACCTCGTCGAACGCTTTGGGCAGCTTCCGCTCGGCGCTTGTCTGCGCGATGCCGTAGAAGTCCCACTTCTTCTGCACGCTCGGCGTCCGCCGCAGCTGCTTGAACAGCATTGACAGGTCCGTGCCCTGCACCCGGTAGATGCCCGGCGCCAGCGGCCTGTTGCTGTTGCGCCCAAACACCAGCTGCCCCGGCCGGATGTAGGTGTAGGTGCCGAGTGTTTTGTAGTCGAACTTGCCATATCTCCCCGAGCCGCGAATATCTTCCATCGCTCGAATTCCGTACAGCGCTGCGGTGTACTGTCCTGCGATGATCCGGCCGCTCGGCCCCAGCTGCGCAGCGTCACTGCTGTGCAGCGGAAGCATATAACCAGACCCCAGCCCGACCTGACGTTCTAGGCGGCGTTGGAACCGCGTTCGATAGACCGGACCGCCAAAGATTTGCGGCCGCAGGTAATCAGCAGCTGCGTTGCCCTTAGAGCCAAATTCCTTGATGCCAACGTCGGCGTAAAGCTTCTGCTTGGTGCTGACGCGCATGAACAGCGAGTTCTGCGTGTAGGGCGTCAGGTAGGTGAACGTCCCACGCATCGAGCCACGCAGCGAATCGCGGACGTGGGTGGCGGTGCGGTTGATCGCCAGCGACGACATGAACGGCAGCTGGACCTTGGCGAACACATCGAGGTCGCGCACCAGCTTGTTGCCTTCGAACTGGATCTCACCGGCCATGACGCCCTCGCAAAGAAAAAGCCCTCGGAGCCAGCACCATGCTGGCAGGTCCGAGAGCTCCCATCGCGCTCCAAAGGTAGCAGGTCGTCAAGAGCCGAAGCGGACATTGCGTGAATCGCTGCAGAAGACCATCCGCTGCTCCCTGCCCACCCAGATGGCCCCACGATCGCCCTGCAGGCCCTCCCAGGTGCCTGAGGCCCACTGGGAGCCCATGAAGACCTTGCAGGCGGTTCCGCGGGGCTTAGCGGGCCATCTGGTGGGGCTAGCGACGAGGCGCTGGTGGTCAGGAGTGGGCTGGGGCATGGTGAAACGGTGTAACAGCGTGAAACATCGACCGTTACGCCCAAACCCCTTGCTGGATCTGGCTTGTAACGTTGTAACAATAATCTTTATAAAAATAGATAGTAGTAGTAGAGAGGGAGAGGGGGTCTGTGACAGGGAGGGGGTCTGTATATCTCTCTGGGTGTTTCTCGGGAGAAACCGTTACACCGTTACGAATTTCAAAAACCGTTGCGGCGCAAGGGTTTTGGGCGAAACAGGCACCGTTACTTTGTAACGGTTTCGGCCGTTTCACCCTCAGTCTCAAGTGTCTCAAGTGGGATTAACGTTGCGCGAGCCACTCCGCTCGCCGGGAACCGCACCGTGGTCGTCGACGCCGTTGCATTGGGTAATCGACGCAGCGCTTGACGGTATGCGTTGCCTGCCCAAGGGGTGTCCTTAAGCAGGTTCTGCAGCGCGGTGCTGTTATTCGAGATCGCAAGGCAGCCGGCGGTCACCTTGAGGCCGTGCCGCCCCAGCACCGTTGCCACCTCCTCCGTGGTGCTGTGTCCGACGTACAAGACATCGTCGACGGCCATCTGCACCAGCTCCAGCAGGGTCATACGGCGGCCGCCATCCACCTGCACCATGGCCTGAAGGATGTGGTTGAGGCACTTCATCTCATCGGCGTCGTTGCGATCGACTTCACGGCTGTTCCAGTCCATGCCGTCGACCCATTTCTTTGCGGCCTCGACCGTTAGCTCGCCACCGCCGTTGGCCTCGAGGGTCCACGCGCCGGCAAGCAAGGTGCCGTACTGATCACCAAATCGCTGCCCGAAACACTGCGAAAGCACCGATGCAAGTGTCTTGGCGTTGGTGCGAATCGTGGGGATTTGCTTAATCGTGCGTGCCACCAAACGGCGGCCGTTGTCTTCGGTGCAGGTCTTCAAGATTTCCTGCTCAAATTCGGTCCAATCATCCTTGTCCATCTGATCTTTGCGCAGGCCAAGTACGCAAAAACGGTCGAGGTCGGCGCGTTGGATCAGGGCGACGTTGATTGAGCTGACGCAGAACATTGAGCGGATCTCAAACGTATTCGAGCCACCACTTGTCGTGCCCTTGTATATTTTGCCGCCTTCAGATGACGCGATCCGGGCGAGGGCGAGGATGTTCTGAACCTGCAGCTTGTCCTTGAGCTCGTTCTGCTCGAGCTCGTCGAACACTACCGGGATGGCGTCAGAGCGCAGCTGGCCGCGCAGGCCGGCCTCCGTGGTTCCACCGGTCGCGCCCTCGAACATGCCACCGAGCAAGGGCTTCATGAAAGAGCCCAGGATTGTGGTCTTGCCGGTGCCGGCACCACCGGTGACCCAGATGTGCGGGCGCCACTTGAGGGAGCCGCAAACAGGTGCGAGGACGATGAAGCCGAGCAACAGGTTGGCCGATGCTGGAGTTTCCCACCTGAACCGACGAGCGATCTTCTTGATGCTGTTGCAAAGGTCGTCGGACAGAGATTCGTTGCCGGGACCGTCAATGGCCTTGGCGTTTTCGTAGAAGTAGTAGCTCTTGAAACCTTTGGGCAACTTGGTGATGGGGCTTGAGCACCCATCGATTACCAGTCGGTTGCCGAGGTGCAGGATGACGCGATCGGCATCAGCCCAGGCGCCGCGACCACGCAGACGTGACGGATCGTAGACGCCCTGCGCGATGCAGGAACTCATGACGGCGTTCTGCGCCGAATCCCAGTCGATGCGGCCGCGCTCATTGCCGAAGCCGTTTGCCCACCACTCGAGATTTGCGAGCTGCAAGAAATGGGACTTGTTGTGCTGGGCGGCGGTCAGGGCAAGAACCTGGCAGGCCGCGGCCGGCAAGTAGTAGTAGATGCCGTGATCGAAGCCTAGGGGGCGAAATGGCAGGGAAGATCCCGGAGCATCGTCCTCGAGATCCGGCTCCTCGTCTGGGATCTCGGCCGGCTCGTGAGCAGGTTCTGCAGCGGGCGTGGGAGGCAAGTTGCGCAGCTCCGGCGGCCCAGGTCGCACCTTGCGCGGCGCCTGGTAGCCGTGGTGCTTGGCCCAGTACCAGAAGCTGCCGGCGGTGATATCTGCACCACCGGATCGTGCAATCTGTTCGATGCCGGTCCACTGCGGGCTGTGGCTGGCCATCATCGAGATGGCGGTATCGGCTGAGCTGCCGGCCTCCTCGCAGGCTTTGATCAAGCCCCAGAGGATGTTGCGGTACATCGGATATGTGCCACCACCGGGTACTCGAGGCGGTATGCAGCTGAGCGCCTTCTGGATCTCGTCAAGCCCTTGGGCCTCGTAGTCGGTGAAGGTGCGGGCCTGCTCAATGCGGCGATCAACCACCGGCTCGGGGAGCCTGGCTGCAAAATCCGCGAGCGTGTAGCGGGCGTCGCTCTGGTGGATGATCGCTGCCTGCTGTCCGGTCTCGGGGTGCGGCGTGCCAGGTAGGCGCATGACCCGCGAGGGGTTCTTGAGCTGGCGGTCGGCGTCGGCGTAGTCAAGCAGGCGGGTTTGGATGGGCTTCCACTGCTCGGCGGTCACCGGCTCGGAGAGGATCCAGTAGTTGTGGATGGATTTACCGCCAGTGTCGACCTGAAGGCTGGGCTCGGGCAGGCCGAGTTCCTGCCATGCCGTGACCTGCCAGTCCTTGGGGCGATCGTCCCATTCGCAGAACAGGGCAATGCAGCCGGTGATGTCGACATCCTTGTCACCGCCGTTGTTGATCACGACGTAGACGCCGCGTTTGTCGGCCACCCAGCCCTCGATCAGGGCCTTGGTGGGGTCACCCTTGGCGCCGTGATCGTTGGCCTTGCGCGGGTCGGTCTTGGCGTAGAAGCCACGCAGGCGTATGGCGCCCTTGGGTTTGCCGAGGGCAGCCAGGAACTGGCGTGCGGCGTCGAAATCAGGCGCCTGCATCAGCGGGCCTCCTGGTCGTGCTTCATGGCTTCGGCGATCAGCCGGCGGATAAAGGTGTTCCGGTTTTCGACGCCTCTGGTCTTGGCATCGAGCCAGGCAAGCATGTCTGGAGGCAGCAAGAGCGGAATGCGTTTCATGTGTGCATTGAGTGTGCTTGGAATGATACCCCGATGACCCTGAGGGGTGCTACGGTTCGACCAGTTTTTCTCAAATCGTCATGCTGGTCGCCTTGGTCGACGGGCAGCGTTCGCAGCCCAAGCCCGGCTTTCGCGGGGCCTGCCCTGGGTGCGGTGGCGAGGTTGTCGCCAAGTGCGGCGAGAAGGTTGTCTGGCACTGGGCGCACCGGGTGGCCGAGTGCAACTACCTGTCTGAGCCGGAGACTGAGTGGCACCTCGATTGGAAGAGCCGGTTCCCGATTGAGTGCCAGGAAGTCTCGATCGAGAACCATCGCGCCGACGTTAAGGGTCCGCTGGCGGTTCTTGAGGTGCAGCACAGCAGTATCAGTTTGACGGCGATCCGTGAGCGAGAAGAGTTCTACGGCGAGATGCTGTGGGTGCTTGACGCCGTGAGATTTGGGGGCACAGGGTTTGCGGACGACATAGCAATTTCTTATGAAGGCAAGGGCAGGTACTTCTACCGTTGGAAGCGCAAAGGCCCGAAGCGCAGTTTTGCGGACGCGACAAAACCGATCATCTTGGATTTGCCCGGCGGGTTGTTTCAGCTCAGTCATTCGACAAGGCACCAAGCCGCTGTGGGGCGCTATCTGACCTCGCAGGAGCTGTACACCATGGTCTGTGGCGATGATGTACCGGTAGTGCCGCACGAATGGCACGAACGGGATCGAGTGCTGTCGGAGGCGCGGAAGCGGCGAGAGCACGTGTTCGACGAAATGACGCGATTGAGGCGTCAGTGGACGAAGGCGCCGGACGAGTACCGAAGGCGCTTTTGGTGGGCGTCGGAATTCAGTAACCCACCGACCTGGCTGGTCTCCTCGAGCGGAGTTGACCGCTTCATTGATGAAGAATTCATTGAACACGCTGACGTGGAATTTGAGGCGGCGGAAAAAGCCATTGCCGACTTGAAGGTGTTTGCCGAGAAGGAGCGGATTCGCGAGCTGAGGAAACAGGCTGAGTGGGAGAGGAAGGAGCAGGAGCGGCTGAAGCACGAGCGGTCGCTGCGTGAGGCTGCTGAGGCGGAACGCATCCGTCTGGAGATCAAGCAAAGGGCGGAGGAAGAACAGCGGCAGCGGGAGCTTGAGGAGGCGCGAAAGATTTCGGAGGAAGAGTTTCAGAAGCGAATGGCTGAGTATCGGCGTCGAAACGAGGAGCTGCGCAAAGAAAGGGAGGAGATCGACCGTCGTGAGCGCGAAGAATGGGCGAAGGAGCTGGCGCTGCGGGAGCGCCTGCAAGTCGAAAGGCAACAGGAGGAGAAGCGGAGGATTGAACAGGCCAAGCAGGAGTTTGCCGAACGCGCTAGGGCGCAGCTGCTGGCTTGGAAGCATGCTGAGCCGGGCCTGCACTACTACACGCTGGCGCTGATGTGGCAGGTAGAGACAGGGCAGGAGCTCACTGGTGCTCGCGTGAAGGAGGTGCTGAATCGCCAAGGATCCGCTGCGCATCGGCTACCGACCTGACAATGCCCGCGATCCCACCAGCCCGCCGGATGTGATCGATGAAGTGCCGCTGAGCTGGTGTTGCCCGGCCAGTGGGCGTCTTGACCTCGATTGCGGTAAAGACGGCAACGGTACGGCCGACCATGTCGGGTGTGATGGTGATGGAGCGGTAGCCGATGAGATCGGAGCCACCGGGCGAGGCGACACCGAACTGGACCCAGCGGCCAGTACGTGGGTCGGGGAGCTTGCCGGAGTTGTTGCGCCAGAGACGGATGTCGGGCAGCTGGCCGAGGGCCAACCGTATCCGCTGCTGCAGATCGGTTTCCTGGTTCGCCATGGAGCCGGGCAGCAGCTGGCTCCCATCATGTTCGCCGCGTGAAGTATTTGCAGGCGGTGGCGTAAGGCGGGATCGGCTTGAGCCACTTGCCAGCCATCTGCTTGGCTTTGGAGCAGCAGTTCCGCTTGATCTGTACGAAGGGTCGGGGAACGTAATAGAGGCAGTCCTTACAGTCAGCGCCGATGGATGAGTCTGCTAGGTGCGCCTGACCTGGGTAGGTGTAGTCGTTTGTCATGCGGCCCTCTTCCGTTGCCGGGCCGCAAGGACGTGTTTCGCCCAGCCGTAGGGCGACTTCATTCCGCGCTTGCGGCCGATTTCGATCAGTTCTTCGAGCGTTTGAGCGTTTGCCTGCTCCCGATTCCGCTGACGCCGTACAACTGCTTCATCCACCTCCACCAGCTGGCCGTCGATCTGTTGAGGGCCTTGCGGCACTGTCTCCCGGACATAAACGTGGCCACAGCAGGGGCAAACAGGAGCTGGAGCATGGCAGGCAAAACAGGACGGACATTCGCGAACAGCAGGAGCGTTGGCATTGGCTCGCTTGGGTTTGGCATCAAGCGTCCATTCGCGTGGATCCTGCGGTAAGCCATGCGTAAAGACGCAACTTGCGTGATCTAAGACGATCAAATCCGGCTTGCCAGCACATGTGCGCAGACCACGACCAACGGACTGCAGGTACATGGTGAGCGACTTGGTGGGGCGCAGCAGGATGACGCAGCCGATCTCTGGGCAGTCGACACCGGCCACCCAAAGAGCGCAGTTGCAGACGATGTCGATGGTGCCCTGGCGCAGGCCGGTTAGCGCTTGCCGCCGCTCTTCGCGGGTGGAGTTGCCTGAGATAGCGACAGCGCGGTAGCCGGCCTCAGTAAAGGCAGCAGCTGTGTGTTCTGCGTGCTTGATGTTGACGCAGAAGGCGACTGCACGGCGACCGTGGGCGTATTTGCGGTAGTGAGCAACTGCGTCTCCGATGATGGACGGCCGATCAACGGCTTCTGCAAGCTGGTCTAGCGCGTAGTCACCGGCGCGGGTGCGGATGTCACTGAGATCAGGCTTGGTGGGTGCGTAGTAGCGGATGGGTGCGAGCAGGCCCTCGGCGATCAGGTCGCCGGTGGAGCAGGTGGGGACCAGTACGTCGAACATCTCGCCCATGCCACGGGAATCGAGACGACATGGCGAGCCCGAAAGACCTAGGAGCGGTGGGTTGCCTGCGGCCTCGATCACCTTCTTGTAGGTGTCGGCGATAGCCAGGTGGCACTCATCGACGATGATC